AGGCGGGTTTCTCTCCCCAGCATTTTTTTCCAACGTGGATAGGAGACACGGAACATGGCGCAAGCCAGCAACGGGACACTGACAGTGCAGGTCGAGCCGGATTTGGCTTACTTCAAGGACTCGCTTCAGCGCGTCGTGACCGGCTTGCAGCCACCCGTACCGTCGCGGCCCGACTCGGAGCTTCGACTTGAAGCGCTGCAGCTCGCGGTCCGCACCCACGGTCAAGGCGACCAGGATCGCGACGCAACGATCGTCGAGACAGCGCAGGCGTTCGCCGATTTCATCATCGCCGGTGACGCGTGATCGGCATTGTCGCGTCGACCCTCGATCAGGCTGAGCGGCTCGCGCGTGAACTGAACGTCGGGCGGCCCGTGCCGATGAGTGTGCGGTCGATCCTGCAGGGGCACGGCCGTGGTCTCGTGCTCGACACGGTGCTCGTCGACGAGTCCGCGTTGCCGTTGCGCGACGAGGTGCGCGCCACGCTCGCGCCTTGCCTGTATGCCCGCGGCGGCCGGGTGCACGAACTGCGCAGGGTTGAGCTTTGACACCGACTGTCGGCCGTGTGGTGCACTACCGCCGGCCTGGCCGCCCCGACGCCCCGCCGCAGGCCGCGATCATCACCGACGTCGGCGCGGACACCGAGGACGGGAGCATGCCGGCCGTGGCGCTCGCAGTGCTCGACTCGGCGAACGCATGCGTTCGGTTCCTGTCCGACGTCCCGTTCACTCACGTTCCGACGCCCGGCCATTGGAACTGGCCGCCGCGCGTCTAACCCACAGTCTTGGCGCCCGACGTACCGCAGGCGCCCGGTCTGGCCCCACCGACTGACGTTAAACGGGGCCGCATTCGCAGATAGCTCAATTGGTAGAGCAGCGGTCTCCAAAACCGCCGGTTGCAGGTTCGAGTCCTGCTCTGCGGGCCATGCGATACCCGCCGGTCGCTAAGTGCGGCGGGACATGTTTCAAGGGTTGGTGCTCGCGCGCGGATGGGTGCGAGGTGAATGGGTGCCCACAGCGCCGCGCTTGCGTGCCGCGTGAAAACCCCAGCCATCAACAAGTATTGCCGGTCGCCGCGCGTGCCTCCTATCCCCGCGCGGCGGCCGGCTCTCCAACTTTCGAGGGGGTGACGTCGTGGCTGCGAAGACAGAAGACCGACTCACCTTGCTCAAGCGGATGCACGAACGTGTTGAGGCCGCCGTGTTCGACGAGTCGACACCGCCGCGTGACCTGGCTGCGCTGACGCGCCGGCTGATGGAGATTGCGAAGGAAATCGAGACGATCGAGCTGCAGCGCAAACAGTCGGGGGAGACCACGACGGAAGCGCCGGCCGACGAGCCGTTCGACGGCGAGGATGTCTAACCCGCGGCTGTCTGAGGTCGCACGCCACGTAATCAAGCCAGAAGGCATCATGTCGACGTCGTGGCCCGCTGTGCGTCACGAGTGCAACGTCAACATGCGGCTGTTCTTCGATCAGTGGCAGGACGACCTCGGGAAGCTGGTTTGCGCCAAACGATCCGACGGTCTGTTCGCGGCCGACATGTTCGCGATGTCGGTGCCACGTCAGACAGGCAAAACGTACTTCCTCGGTGCGCTGGTGTTCGCGCTGTGCAAGATGAACGCCGGCACGACGGTGATCTGGACTGCGCACCGCACCCGCACCGCGGCCGAAACGTTCAAGAGCATGCAGGCGCTCTCGCTGCGCGAAGAGATCGCACCGCACATCGAGCAGGTTCTCACCGGCAACGGTAAAGAGGCCGTGCTGTTCACCAACGGTTCTCGAATCCTGTTCGGCGCCCGCGAAAAGGGCTTCGGTCGTGGTTTCGCGAAGGTCGACGTGCTGATTTTCGACGAGGCGCAGATTCTCACCGAGAACGCAATGGACGACATGGTGCCGGCGACGAACGCGTCACCTAACGCGCTGATCCTGCTGGCCGGCACACCGCCGAAGCCGACCGATCCCGGCGAGGTGTTCACGAATCTTCGGCTCGAAGCGATCAACGGCGAGTCGACCGACGTCGGCTATGTCGAAATTTCGGCCGACGAGGACGCGGAACCGGACGACGTCACCCAGTACCCGAAGATGAACCCAAGCTACCCGCATCGCACGTCGCTGCGGTCGATTCAGCGCATGCGGAAAGCGCTGTCTTGGGACAGCTTCCGCCGCGAAGCAATGGGCATCTGGGACAAGGTTTCCGTGCACGCGCAGGTGATCAATCCGGCGCGGTGGCGTGAGATGGCCGACGAGCTTGGCCCCGATCCTGGTATCAAGCCGAACGCGTTGGGCGTCGACATGTCGCACGGCCGTCAAATCTCGATCGGCGCGTGCTGGAACCTGTCGGACGGCGAAGACGACGAATGGCGCCACATCGAGCAGGTTTGGGCAGGCGCGGACACGGACGCGGCAATCGAATGGATCGTCGAGCGTGCCGGCCGGCGCATGCCGGTCATCATCGACGGTGCATCGCCGGCGGCTGCGTTGGCGCCCGAGCTGAAGGCACGCAAGGTCAAGGTTCGGATCACCAGCGCCGGCGATATGGCGAAGGCGTGCGGGCTGGTTGTGGCCGGCGCTGACGGTGACACGTTGACGCATGGCGACCAGGAAGACGTGTCGAAAGCGCTGACCGGCGCGAAGAAGCGGGCAATCCGCGACGCAGGCGGCTGGGGCTGGGACCGCCGCGACCCCGAATCAATCATTCATCCACTTGTGGCCGTGACGCTCGCACTCCTGGGCGCGGTCGACGCGCCGCGAAAGTCAAGCGGCGGCGCGATGTTCGCATGAGAGGGGGCCGCGGTGATTCCGCTGTTCATCGAGCCGAAGCAGACCATCGTCGACGACTATCAGGACGACGAGTACGAAGGTCGGTTGTCCGACAAGCAGATCGGCGACCTGGTCCAGAAGATGTACACGTTGCATCTGGAAGATCGCGGCAAGCTCGACCGGATTTACGAGTACGTGAAGGGCCGGCGCGGAACACCGACGGTTCCTGAGCAGGCGAGCGATGAGGTCAAGGACATCGCGAAGCTGTCGATCAAGAACGTGCTGCGTCTGGTGCGTGACTCGTTCGCGCAGAACCTCAGTGTGGTCGGCTACCGCAACTTGTCGGCGCAGGAGAACGATCCGGCGTGGGAAGACTGGCAGCGCAACAGGATGGATGCGCGGCAGGCTGAGGTTCATCGTCCGGCTGTGCAGTACGGCTGTGCGTACGTCACTGTGACACCCGGGCCTGACGGGCCGGAATGGCGCACTCGTTCACCGCGGCAGTTGTTGGCTGTGTACGACGACCCGGTGTTGGACGCGTGGCCGCAGTTCGCGCTTGAAACGTGGGTTGCGCAGAAGGACGCGAAGCCGCACCGACGCGCGGTGCTGTATGACGAGCTGTACATGTATGAGCTCGACCTCGGTGAGCTGCCGGTGGTCGGTTCGGGTAGCGGCGAGTCGGCGAGCAAGCCAATCACGGTGCGTGAAGTCACCGACGTCATTCCTCACGGCGCCACCGACAAAGGCAAGCCGGTGTGCCCGGTTGTTCGGTTCATCAACGATCGCGATGCGGACGACATGATCGTCGGCGAGATTGAGCCGCTGATCGGCATGCAGCAGGCCATCAACTACGTCAACTTCGACCGGATGTTGGTGTCTCGGTTCGGCGCCAATCCGCAGCGTGTAATCAGCGGTTGGACGGGCAGCAAGAACGAGGTGCTGAAGGCGTCTGCGTTGCGCGTGTGGACGTTTGAAGATCCCGACGTCAAGGCGCAAGCGTTCCCGGCTGCGTCGCTCGAACCGTACAACGCGGTGCTGGACGAGATGATGCAGCACGTCGCGATGGAAGCGCAGATCAACCCGTCGACGGTCACGAGCATTTCGAACGTGTCGGCTGACGCGTTGGCCGCGTGTGAGCACAACATGCAGCTGAAGCTCACCAACAAGCGTGAGAGCTTCGGCGAGTCGTGGGAGCAGGTGTTGAGGCTGTCGGCCGCGATGGGCGGCGACGATGTGACGGCTGACGACATTCGCTCGGAGACGATCTGGCGTGACACGGAGGCGCGGACGTTCGCCGGGGTGGTCGACGGTGTCGTGAAGCTCGCGCAGGCCGGCGTGCCGATCGAGTACCTGCTGCCGCTGGTTCCTGGCATGACGCAGCAACTCATTCAGGCGATCAAGGAAGCGATGCGCGCCGGCACCACGCAGACGCTCCTCGACAAGCTTCTCTCTACGCCACCCGGGCCGCTGCCAGACGCGCCACCTGTCGAGCAGGTGATCGACGAGAACGGGGGTCGCGGTGACGGAAGCGGTGCCGGAATTTCAGGGGACGCTAGTACGGCTGAGTGACGAGGCGGGGACCGCGGTTGAGCGGTTCGTGCCGCGGCTCGGTGCGCTGACGAAATCTGAAGGTCTGGCAGTGATCAGCGACGCTTACCCGAAGCTGATTCTTCCGTTCATCGGGGCGGCCGGTGTGCTGACGGCACGCTGGTACAGCGAGCAGAAAGCGTTGCCGCGCGCGACCGGGTTTGCGGTTGAGCCGGCGGCGCTTCCGCTCGACGACAAGCTGGCAGCGTCGGGCCGCTGGGCTTTGGTGCAGAGAGATCCCGCGGGGGCGCTGCAGGGCACTGTGCGGCGGTCGGTGTTCGACCAGTCGCGCGACACGGTGCTGGGCAACGCGAACCGCGAAGGTGTGCGGTGGGCGCGGTACGCGTCGGCGAACGCGTGCGGATTCTGCCGCATGCTCGCGACGCGTTCGTTGACTGCCGGCGGTGCCGGCGCGCCCGGGCTGTATCGCAGTGAGCGTGCGGCGCTCGGTTCGCCGCACAAGAAGAACGCACGCGGCCACGATCACTGCAAGTGCCTTGCGGTGCCGGTGCGCAGCGGAACTTACGAGCCGCCGGCGTATGTGCATGACTGGCTCGACGACTACAACGAGGTCAGCCGCGACGAGAACGGTGTGCTGCTGCCTGAGTGGCAGATCGCCGCGCGGATGGAACGACGCGCAGAAGAGCGCACAGGCCGGGCGAGGCGCAAGCCAGGCCGGCCGCGGAAAGAGAAGCCGCAACCGGACTTTGACCGGCTGGCGATCGAGGCCGGGCCGGAACGGAAGCCGCAGCGTGTGGTGCGGCATCTCACGGAGAAGTCGGAGCAGGTCGAGGCTGCGGCGAAGCCGCTGCGCGATCGTGTGGAGACTGCGCAGCGTCTTGCGAGCCGTGCCGATGAGGTGGTGAACACCGCGGCTGGTATCAGCTCGAAGGTCAAGCAGGTCACTGACGTCGCAGACAAGGTGCTCGGCGGTGCCGTGCCGGTTGTGCGGGACGTCAAGCTGGTCGTCGACACGGCCGACAAGGCGCTGCAGACAGCTGCGCAGGTCACCGGCGGTGTGTCGAAGGTTGCGGATGCGGCTGCGGTGGCAGTCGATTCGACTGTCGACATTGCGCACGGTGTGAAGCAGATCGCCGGCGAGGTCAGTTCGGTGCTCGACGACGCGACGGCCGTCGCGTTGGGTGTGCGTACCTTGCTCGTCGACACGGGTAAGGCTGCGCGCGGCACTGCGTCGGATCTGCGCAACGTTCGCAGCGTCTCGGATCTTGCGGACACGATCACCGACGCGGTCGACGTGGCGCGTCGCACGCATGCGGAAACGGCTGCGCTCGTTGAGGACGCGCGCGGTGTTGTCGAGGCGACGCAGGGCATCGCTGAGGGTATCCGTGAGTTGCCGTTGGTGCTGCAGAAGCCGATCGCCGATGTGCAGGAGTTGGCGCGGACGGTGCGGGACGCGGTCGACGACGTCGACCAGTTCGGCGACGACGCGGCTGCGCTTGCCCGTGCGGTGAAGCGTCTCGTCGACGCGGTGGCTGATTGGCGGCGTGCTGAGGCTGCGGCTGAGGTGCCGCGACCGCCGGTGTTCGTGCGGTCCGAACGGCTCGATACTCCGCAGGCGATCGAGGCCGGCCCCAAGGCTATTGAGGCTGGGCGTTCTGATCGGCTGCCGGTGGTGCGGCCGCAGGCGGATGAACCGCGACAGACGGTGTACGTGCGGTCCGAACGGCTCGATACTCCGCAGGCGATCGAGGCCGGCCCCAAGGCCATTGAGGCTGGGCGTTCTGATCGGCTGCCGGTGGTGCGGCCGCGGTCCGCGGTTGAGCCGGTGACACAGCCGGCCGGCAAGCCGGTGTTTGTTCGGTCTGAACGGCTGGATCTTCCGAAGGCGCTCGACGCGGGTGCTGGTGAGGGTGCAGCGCTGCCGGCCGTCGCAGAGCAGAGGGCGATCGAGGCTGCCCGCACGCCGGCGCTGCCGGCTGCGGCTGAACGCAAGGCTCTGGAAGCTTCACACCGGCCGCCGGTCGACGAGGAAGCGTTGGAGCGGCAGCGGATTCTCGACTGGCTCGACGCAGAGGACGAGCACAACCACGCTGTCGCGTACTGGCAGCGGGTCGACGACGAGCTGGCTAAGCCGTTCGGCGGTGAACCGGAAGTCAAGCCGACGCCGGCGGTGTCGGCTGCGAAGCGTCCGCGGAAGCCGAAACGCACCCTCGACGACGTCGAGCGCGAAATGAACGCCGCGCTCGAAACGGGCGATGACGCGTTGATCGACAAGCTCGCCGCGGAGATGGAGCGCATCGAGCTGCGTGAGCAGGCTGCGGCCGAACGAGCGGCGGCGAAAGCTGCTGAGCGAGCCGCGGCACGGCAGGCGAAAGCTGACGCGGCTGAGGCGGAACTGCGGGCCAAGCACGACCGGATTTTCGAGCTGATCGAGGCTGGCGAAGATCCGGACGTCGCGGAAGCCGAGGTGTTGGGCGAAGCGCTGGACACTGTTCGCCGGCGCAACTTCATGCGCGCGGCGCAGGCTGAAGGTCACCACGGCAACACGTTCACGAAGGTGCTCAAGCAGAAGTATTACCAGCTCGCGAACGAGGCGTATCAGGCCGCGGAGGACGCCACTAACGGCAACATGCTGAAACCCAAGTTCGAGGGCAAGGTTGACCCGGCTTCGCTATGGTCGATGTCTGATCGGGACGCGCGTAAGTACATGTCAGAGGAGATGGCAGCGTGGTTCGACGACAACGGCCGGCTGACGTTCATGGCGTACCGGCAGGCGGTGCTCGACGGGCGCGGCAACTGGCGGAACCCATTGACTGAGGACTATCTGCAGTGACCGACATTGACGCGGCGATCGCCGCGCGGCAAGAGGGCCGCGCGGCGCAGCCGGGCGACACGAATCCGTACGCGGGAACTGGGCTGCTGGCACGTATGTGGCTGCGCGGTTACCGCACGATGCTGCTGGACCGGCTGAACAAGTCGCCGGCCCGGCAGGCGTTCCTCGCTGCGCAAGCCGCGGAGGACACCGAGTAACACTGACCGCACCGCTTCGGCGGTGACGGCTGCCCACGTCCGTGTGACGTGGGCTTTTTTGTATCCAGCTACCGCGCCGAACCGTCGATGACGGCTGCCTGCGTTACGACGCCGCGGGCTGTTTCGGCCGGGTTGTGCGTCGGTCCTACTCCTATGGAGGAAACCCCAATGCCCGATGACGTGACCGAAACCCCGGTCGAAACCAGCGCCACCGAGGGCGGTGAGGCTCCGAAGACGTTCACGCAGGCTGAACTCGACCGGATCATCAACGACCGACTCGACCGTGAGCGCGCGAAGTACGCCGGTTTCGACGACCTCAAGGCCAAGGCAGAACAGTTCGACGCCATCAAGGAAGGCGAGAAGACCGAACTGCAGCGCGAACGCGAGGCACGTGAGGCCGCTGAGAAGCGGGCCGCGGCTGAGCTGCGCGGCCGGATCGCCGCAACCAAGGGCGTGCCCGTCGGGTCGCTGGTCGGCGAGACCGAGGAAGAGCTGACCGCCAAGGCCGACGAGCTGCTGGCTTGGAAGGGCGCCGGCGAGCAGAAGCCTCCGCCGCGTCGCAACCCGGCAGGTAGCGGCGGCGGTCTGAAGTCCGGTGCATCGGGTGCGGGTGGCGAAGCGATCGACCCGAAGGAAGCGGCCGCGAAGGCGCTGCGCGAACTGCGCGGCAACGGCTAACCGCTGCCCTGGCGGGCGTTCCCGCCGCTGATCGAAAACAACTGAATAACAACTGAATAGGAGGTCGGCACATGGCCGACATCACGCGCAACGACGTTGCAACTCTGATCCAGGAGGCTTACGCCGATACCCTCCTGGCCGCGGCGAAGCAGGGCAGCACCGTCCTGTCCGCGTTCCCGACCGTCAACATGGGCACCAAGACCACGCACCTGCCGGTGCTGGCGACCCTGCCCGAGGCCGGCTGGGTCGGCGAGTCCGCCACCGCCGCAAGCGGTGTGAAGCCGCAGAGCAAGGTCACCTGGGCTGACCGTGTGCTGGTGGCCGAGGAAATCGCCGTCATCATCCCCGTCCACGAGAACATCATCGACGACGCAACCGTCGCGGTGCTGACCGAGGTCGCGGAGCTCGGCGGGCAGGCGATCGGCAAGAAGCTCGATCAGGCCGTCATGCTGGGCGTCGACAAGCCGGCCTCCTGGGTCTCGCCGGCGCTGCTGCAGGCCGCCACCGCTGCCGGGCAGGTCGCGCAGGTCGTCGACGGCACCGCCAACCCGAACGACCTCGTCGGTTGCTCCAACCAGGTTGCGGAGCAGATCGCGACGGCCGGATGGGCGCCTGACACGCTCGTGTCGTCCCTGGCGCTGCGTTACAAGGTCGCGAACGTCCGTGACGCCAACGGGTTCCCGATCTTCCGTGACGAGTCGTTCAACGGCTTCCGCACCTTCTTCAACCGCAACGGTGCGTGGGCTCCCGAGTCGGCGACGGCGCTGATCGCGGACAGCTCGCGTGTCCGTATCGGTGTCCGTCAGGACATTCAGGTCAAGTTCCTCGACCAGGCCACGCTCGGCACCGGCGACAACCAGATCAACCTCGCTGAGCGCGACATGGTGGCGCTGCGTCTGAAGGCGCGCTACGCCTACGTGCTGGGCAACTCGGCTACCGCGATGGGCGCGAACAAGACCCCGGTCGGCGCCATCCTGCCGGCCGCCGAAGACGACGGCGAGTAACCACCGGTGCACTACGTGCACAAAGTGACGGGCGTGGCTGTCAACGTGTCTCCGGGCACGTTGATGGCCGCGTTCGTCGCGGGTGACGACAACTGGACCGAATGCGCCGGCTTGCGCGCCTGGCTCACAGCGGAGAAGGCGTGGCTGGCTGACGTCGAGGCGTGGCTGAACGCTGAGAACGAGCACGAGGGGGTGCAGGATGCTGGCGACACTGGACGACCTCAAGAAGGCGTTGAAAGCGTTGAAGCGGCCGGAGCTGGCCGAAAGTCTGGCAGCGGAAGACGTAGCCGACCTTCTGGAACAGGCAAGCGACCTCGTGGTCGGGTATCTGGACCCGTCGACGGTGCCGGACCCGATTCCGCCGGCGATCACGCGGGTGACAGCGGAAGCGGCAGCGCTGTCGCTGATCCGGCCGTCGGACATTCCAGCGGAAGCGCAGACGCTTCAAGCTGACGGGTTCGGGGTGACGTTCGCCGCCGGCGGTACTTCACTCGGCGCGTATCTGACTGCGGCGCTGAAGCTGCGGCTGAAGCCGTACCGGTCGACGATGGTGTCCGTTCCGATGGGCAGCGAGCTGTACTGATGTTCCCGACGCCGCACAAGGTGCTGCACACCGAGATCATCATCGTCGGCGAGAACGCGGCCGGCCAGCCGCTCACGGAGGAACGTACACGCGAACGGTGGGTGTCGAGCCTGCGGAAACGTGTCAACGATGCCGATATGCCGGTGGATCTGAACGGCCGGGTGATCGTCGAGTATTCGATGGCAACACCGGAATCTGACTGGACGCATGGCGATCTGGTGGAGGACGTGCACGGCCGGCGATTCACGGTGCACGGCGACGTCGAGGATTACAACCTTGGCCCGTTCGGGTTCAAGCCCGGTTACATCGTGATTCTGCGGGAGGTGGTGAACCGTGGGCCGGCTGGAATTCCCGTTCAGTGAACATGCCGCTATCCGACGTTCGGAAGGCGTTCAGCGGGTGCTGAAGCAAGCTGCGGACGACGCAGCGCGAGAGGCCGGCGGGATCGCCGGCGAGCCTGACGGATACGACACTGACGTGACGGTCGGCACCGATCGTGCGCGCGCACACGTGTGGCCGGCCACACCGAAGGCGTACCGGGCGGAAGCGAAAACCGCGCCACTGATGCAGGTTGCGGCTCAACACGGGCCGCAAACGTGACAGTGCTCGTGCCGCCGGTCGGGCCGGTCACCGCGGCGCGCCGATACCTGCTCGACGAACTGGATGCGCGGGGGAACACGCTGCCTGTCGGCATGTCCCCGCCGGCGGGCACTCCGACGTCGTACGCGTTGCTTTCGCGGCCGGGCACCAACAAGACACCGTTTCTGGGTCACTACCTGATTCGGGTGCGGGTGTTCGACCGCGACGTTGTGCGGCTCGAACGCAACGCTGATCTGCTGCACGGGCTGATGTTGTCCGCGGTGCACCGCAAGGTCACCGTTCCCGGTGAGGGTTCCGTGTGGATCACCGGCGCGACGCATCACTACGGCCCAGGTGAACTCGACGATGAGGACGTGCCGCTGTTCGGCATGCAGTCGGCCGTGTTCTGGACGATCGGCCTGAAACCGCCACGCCGATAGCGCGGCAAATCCCAACCAACACAACTGAATAGAGAAAGAAATGACTGCTCCCGTAGAGCCGACGTCGTGGGGTGACGTCTCCAAGGTGTTCGCAGCGTCCCCGTCCGACCTCGAAACCGTCGGTGGCCTGTGGTACGCGCCGTTCGGCACGCCGCTGCCGACCGACGTCGACGAGCCGCTTGACGAGGCGTTCAAGAACCTCGGTTTCATTTCCGCCGAAGGCGTCTCGATCAAGTTCGACGACCAAACCAAGCCGATCGAGGTGTGGGGCGGCGACGAAATCGGGCAGCTGCGCGACAAGTTCGCGATCGAGTACAGCATGAAGCTGTTCCAGGTGCTCTCGCCGGAAGTGAACGCTGCGATCTGGGGTGACGGCAACGTCTCCACCGCGGCGGCCACCGAAGCGCACGGCGCCCGGATGAAGGTGCTCATCAACTCCAAGCTGCCGAAGCGATGCACGCTGGTGCTCGATTCGGTGTACGAGGACAAGATGATCCGGCAGGTTGCGCAGTGCGCGCAGAAGTCCGGCATGGCTGACCTCAAGCTGGTGCACAACGAGCCGATGGCGTTCGAGCCGACGTTCAAGGTGCTGAAGGGCACTGACGGTAACCACGTCGTGCAGTACAGCGACGACGGCGTCATCGCCGTCTAACAACCGCATCACGCGGCCGGCCGGGGACAGGCGTCGCACCCGGCCGTTCTGACCAACACCCCGCGCGTTTAATCCTGGTGGGCGCGCGGGGTGTTCCACCAGGTTTCACACCAGGAACACACACCAGGAGAGTGCAATGCCCAAGACCAAGAACGAAGACCTGACCGTCGACGACACCGACGTCGACACCGACGAGCTGGCTGCCGAAGAGGCGCCCGAAGTGAACCCGATCGCCGAAGAGTGGGCTGACGACTACGAGCCGGGCAGCGAGTTGTTCTGCGCGACGTTCGACGCAGAAGACTTCGACGCGGAGTTCGCCGTCGACGACTTCGGTGACGGCACCACCCTCGCGGTCCGTCGGTGCCCGTCGAAGCCCACCCCGGGCTGGATTCGCCGGCACAAGCATCTCGGCGACTTGGAGCGCACTTTCGCGCTCATCGAGCAGCACGCATCGGGCCGCGCGCTGGACATCCTCGACAGCCTCACCTCGGACAAGTGGGACGAGTTCGTCGAGGCGTGGGGCCGTGACGGTGGGCTGATCGAGGGAAAATCTCGCAAATCTGCGCGGCGGCGCGGCAGGTAGAGGACGCGATACGACGTGACCTGATCGTCGTCGGACGAGAGTTCGACGACGGGTCACTGTCGTGGGACGACCTGTACGCGTTCATCTTCGCAGCGCCGCCCGGCACGGCAATGTTCCACGCTGTCGAAAAGGGCTGGCTGACAACGGACTATCTGCTGGCGCATCTGATCGACGCGCAGCGGATCAACAACTGGCAAGCCACTGAAGGCGCGCAGGCAAATCCGCCTCGCAATGTGCCTGAACCGTTCCCGCGTCCGGGTGACGAGGAACGGAAGAAAAACGATCGTGGCGTGGTGTCGGCCGGATTGCATGCGGCGACGAAAACAACGGTCGGCAAGTTCCTGGCAATGCGCGCGGAACGCGCAAAACGCTGGCTGGAACGCAAGAACAAGTAACACGGAGGGGTGCCGGCGTGGCTGAAGCGAAGTATTACCTGACGATCCTGCCGGAAACTCGACAGCTTGAGTCGGGCATCAAGCAGGCCGCTGATAAGGCGTCGCGCAGCCTGACGCTCACCCCGAGGATCGACACGTCCGGCGCCGCGCGGGCTGGGCAGAATGCCGGCAGGGAACTGCAATCCGGCATCGACTCCCAGGCCCGCGGCGGCGGCATCGGGCGGTTTCTGCGCACCGAAGGTGCGCGGTCGGCCGGACAAGCGGCCGGCAACGAGGTGAATGCTGGTCTGCAGTCCGCGGATATTGGCCGCGGGCTGGGCTCCCAGCTCGGCTCGAACCTTACGGCCGGCGCAGCGACGTTGGGCCGTAACGTCGGCAATCTGATCGCGACCGGCATCAAGGCGACGCTGATCGTCGGCGGAACTGTGGCCGCGGCTGGCCTTGCCGGCGCGCTGCATTCCGGTTTCAGCCGGTTGACGGCGATCGACGACGCGAAGTTCAAGCTGCAGGGTCTCGGCAACACTGCGGAGCAGGTGCAATCCATCATGGACAACGCGCTGGCTGCGGTGAAGGGCACGGCGTTCGGGCTCGACGAGGCCGCGACAACGGCAGCGTCCGCGGTGGCCGCCGGAATCAAGCCCGGGCAGCAGTTGACCGATTACCTGAAGCTCGTTGGTGATACCGCGGCGATCGCCGGCACGTCGCTGGCTGACATGGGCGCGATCTTCAACCGGGTGCAGACGTCGGGCAAGGCGTTCACGGGTGACCTGAACCAGCTCGCCGACCGCGGTTTGCCTGTATTCCAGTGGCTGCAAGAGGAATACGGCGTCAGCGGCGCGAAGCTGTCGAAGATGGTCGAGAAGGGCAAGATTGACGCCGCGACGTTCCAGCGGGTTGTCGCTGAACGTATCGGTGGCGCCGCGCAGAACATGGGTGGCAGTATCCGCGGTCAGTTGTCCAACCTGAAGGCAGCCTATTCGCGTTTCGGTGCCGAGTTGGCCGGCCCGATCTTCGCGGCTGTTTCGCCGTTGACTCTGGCGTTCATCGGCGCGTTCGACAAGATCACCGCGGCGATCAAGCCGTACACAGAGGAACTGACGGCGATCATCGGGCCGTGGGCAACGGAACTGGGCGCCAAGATCACCGCGTGGCTTGACGGCGGCGGCATTCAGAAGGTCATCGACTTCATGGGCCGGTTCGTCGAGAAGGTGAAGGAACTGCGCGAAGGCGGCGCTGGCGATGGGCTGTCGTCCATCTCGGAGAAGCTGAACCAGTTAGGCCCGACGTTGGAGGCCACGGGCAACATCGCTAGCGCGTTCTGGCAGGCGCTCAGTGCGGGTGGTCCTGAAGTGCTTTCGTCGATCGTGGTGCCCGGCATGAACGTGCTCGCGAGCGTGCTGCGGTTCGTCGCTGACAACGCATCTTGGGCGGTGCCAACGCTGTTCGCGTTGGGGCTGGCGTGGCGCGGCCTGTCGGTTGCAGGTACGTCACTGGGGCCGATTGTTACGGCGATCAACAGTGGTTTCAGGATCATCAATACGCCGGTCATCTTGGCGCAGAACGCTGCGATTCGCGGTCAGACGGCCGCCATGACGCAGCTCACCGCGGCGCTTGGCGGCAACACGGTTGCGCAGGGAGCCAATTCGGCTGCGCAGACAACGAACGCGGCGACGACAGCCCGTGGCCGTGTTGCGACGCTGGCGTCTGCTGTAGCGAGCCGCGCGGCTGCCGCTGCGCAGTGGTTGTGGAACGCTGCACTGACTGCCAATCCGATTGGTCTGATTGTGGCCGGCGTCGTCGCGGCCGGCGTGGCGATCTGGGCGTTCTTCACGAAGACCGAGACCGGCCGCAAGCTGTGGGACAAGATTTGGACCGGCGTCAAGACCGTCGCGGGCGGTGTGTGGGACTGGCTGAAGTCGACATGGACGTCGGTGTGGGAAACGATCGGCCCGACGCTCACCCGCATCGGGCAGGCCGCAAGTGTCGGCTTCTCGGCATTGGGCAACGCGATCCGGTCGGTTTGGCAGTTCATCCAGCCGGCGATTGCCGCGTTCGGCCGGTTCTACGCCGCGGTGCTGCGGTTGCAGTTCAACGCCGTCGTGGCGGGCTTCCGACTGCTGGGCAATGTGATCGGTTGGCTGTGGCGCAATATCGCGGTACCGGCGTTCTCAGCGATCGGCACGGCTGCGTCTGCACTGTGGTCGGTGGTCGGCGGGATCTGGGATCTGTTCACCGCGTCAGTCCGGCTGGTCGGCGAAGCGCTCGAATGGTTCTGGCAGACCGTCGCTGTGCCGGCGTTCGAGGCAGTCAGGGGTGCCGTCGAGGCGTTCTGGAAGTTCGCGCAGCCGATTTGGGATCTGCTCGGCGGCGCGTTCGACAAGATCGGCGACAGGCTCAACGCCGTCAAGGACGTGTTCGTCAACGTCTTCAGCACGATCAAGGACGTCGTCAAAGACGCGTGGGACTCGGTCGGCGGGGTGTTCGACAAGATCGGCGGGTTCTTCGGTGGCCTCACCGGCAGCATCAATGATGCGGCCGACTGGCTGGGTGACCTCGGCGGGCATGCGGCCGGCGGGACGGTGGGCGGAAGCTCACTGTCGGCCTACGCCACCGGCGGCCGGATCAGCGGGCCGGGCACCGGCACGAGTGACAGCATCCTCGGTTTTCCTGCGATGGTCCGCGTCGGAAACGGCGAGTTCATCGTGAACGCGCAGTCGACGCAACGGTTCTTGCCCTTGCTCGAAGCGATCAACGGCGGGCAGCTGCCCGGCTTCAAGAACGGTGGTTTGACGCCGCACTCCAATGAAGTGAAGTCGAACATCATGGACATGTGGCCGCAAATCACCGACATCGGTGGCTGGCGGCCGGAAGACGGGTACGGCGAGCACAGCACCGGCAACGCGCTCGACGTCATGATTCCGAACTGGAAGACACCAGAGGGCATGGCGCTAGGCAACGCGGTGGCTAGCTGGGCGATCAAGAATGGCGACGCGCTCGGGTTGAACTGGGCTATCTGGCGGCAGCGGATCTACAACCCGGGTGACACTGTCGGCCGGGCGATGGAAGACCGCGGCAGCCCGACCCAGAACCACATGGACCATGTTCACCTGTTCATGAACAAGCCGGTCGATCCGAAGTTGTCGCTGAGCGGCCCGTCGGCATCGGCGGCGGTGTCGAGCATCAGCAGTTCCTCGTCGTCGGGCTCGTCGAGTGCCCGCGGTCTCAGTTCGGGCGGCAGCACTTCGGCTCGCGGTTTGTCGTCGGGCACCGGCCGCGGTTCGTACACGCCGGCCAGCAACGACGAGCTTCGCAGCTCGGCTGACAGGGTGTACGACGCGAACACCTCGGCGAAGCAGGCCGATCAGGCTGTCGACGATCTGCGTTACGACATCCAAAAAGCTGAGAAGAGGCTCACTGAACTCCGTGAAGAGGAAGAGGACACGGAGGACGCTGAGCATGACCTCGCGAAGAAGCGGCGCGAGCTTGAGGACGCGATCGAGAAGCAACGTCGCGCTCACGAGAAGGCCGGCGAGGCTGTCGAAGACGACAACGAACTGCGCACAAAGGGCAAGTTCAAGGAAGGCAAGTCGAACACCGACACCAGCGGTGGCGCCGCGGACCTCGGCAAGACGTTTGTGTCGGGCATCCTCGAATCCATCGGGCTTGACGGTTCTCTGTTCTCCAATCCGTTGGAGTGGCCGACCGTGAAGTCGCTCATGGCGGGCATCAACTTCGCCGGTGGCCTGTTGGCCGGCGGCGACGGTGAGCAGCAGTCGGGCGGCGGATTCTCGGGCGGTGTCGCGGAAAGCACCGGCCTCGGTGGCCTGTTCAAGGCTCTCGGCACACCTGATCCGGCGTTTGACGCGCAGTCCGGTTCACCGAAGCTGGCGCCGGGTGAGTTCAACCCGGCAGTCGCGAACAACGGCGCATCGGTGGCCGGCGGCGCGGTCGACGCGTTGAGCGCGTTTGTGCCGGCAGTTTCTACCGGGCAGGGGGCAGGCGCCCCGCCGGGGCCGGTCGACAACTCGATCACGATCAACAACCCGGTCGGCAACATGCCGCAGCCGTGGCGTGACCAGGTGCACGCGGAGCAGAACGCGCGCACCCGTACAACACATCTGCGATAACCGTTGACGCGGCCGGCGGGTCACCAAGTCTGGTGGCCCGCCGGCTGCGCTGCGGCACAACTGAATAGAGGGCTTTGTGTCTGGGCTTCACGATGATTGGTGGCTCGATCCACCGAAGTATCCGCTGGACGCGGACGGTAACCCGATCTACGCCGACGAGAATCCGGCACATCCGTCGTGGCGGAAGCTGACCAACTGGCATGACCTCGGCACCAACGGCGAGTATCTACGGTCTGAACAGACGAAGTGGGTATACATCCACCCGTCGAACAACAAGCTGTGGCGGCTGGCCGGCCCGGGCCGGGGCCGTGAAGGCGTGGTGCTGGCTCGTGACCTCGAAGGTGTCATGCAGCCGGACTTTGAACACCGTTACAGCGAAGGCGCCTACGTCGTCGGCGCGAGGCGTGAGCGCACCGACTACAAGAAGCGTGTCATCAACCTCGGGGTGCACATACAGCCGAACGGCAACGCTGAACGGCCGGAAGATGCAAACCCGTTCTCGTATCGGCTGATCGAAGGCTCCTGGTGGTCATCGTGGTCGAAGACGGTGCCCGGGTTCCTGGGTTCGTTCACCCGGACGCACGGCTGGCGGTGGCTGGCGGTGATTCTCGGCGAGACGACGAAGACGTCGATGGCGATCGACCCGACGGGCAACGGCAACAACACGATGTTGTGGAACATGTCGCTGCACGCGCCCTGGCCGTTCTACAGCAAGCGTGCTCTGACGCGGGTATGGGAATCGACGCTTGAGGGTGTGGTGGCCGGCAACGGTCACGCGACCGGCGTCCTGTCGATCGCGAACCGCGGCACGTGGGAATCGTGGCCGAAGTTCATCGTGCGCGGCACTGGCGAAGTGTCGGTGCAGGACGGCATCGGCGGTCCAATGGTGAAGTTGCCCAAGCTGTACGACACCGATGGCTCTTACATGCTCGTCGACACTGATCCGACGAAACGCACGATCACGACCGAAAAGGATCCGGTCGACAACGAGACGTACAAGTTTCTGCGGGGCTCGCAGTTTCTCAACCTGCTACTGCACGACGTCACCGCGGCGCATCTGCCGGCGCAGCGCCGCATTCCGGGCGGTATCGGTTTCAGCAACAAGATTCCGCCGCAGACCGTCGCGCATCTGAAGGTGACGCACACCAATCAGTACGGCTCTGTCACGTGCATCATGCCGCAGAACTACGAGATGGCGTGGGCGTAGTACCGCGACAACTGTTCGAACACAACTGAATAGAGGGGAGCGTGATTTTGACTGTTCCCAACCTGGCGGATGTGCTGCCCGTCATCGACGGGCCACCCGACCCTGTGAAGTCGCCGCTGGCCGCGTACAGCTATCTGGACGCGCGCAGGCAGGTGATTGACGAAGAGGCGCGCGCTAAGCCGCTGATCCGTCTGTGGGACAACCAAATGCGCTACATCGGCACGGTAGCGGCTGAGAAGTCGGTCGACGCTGAGGAAATGCTGCACGACACCGGGCAGGGCGACATCGTTCTGCGTGGCGACGACTGGCTTGTCGACTTCATGCGCACCGACGTCCGTAAGGACGAGGACCTGCATGTCACGATCGACCCGTACCCGAACCGCCGTAACTGGCGGTGGCGGTGGAACGCGAAGGTCACGAACGTCCGTGTGAAGCGCGACGAGAACGGTATTCGCACGGTCACGCTGCAGTGCGCACACAACCGTGAGCACTGGAAGCACCTGTACTTCGGCGCCACACCGTTCAGCGCGCCGGAAGTGCAGCCGATCCGCGCGTGGCTGCGCATCGCGAATACTCGCACGGCGATCGCCGAGACCGGTTTTCTGAATCTGGCGCGTAACTACTGGCCGCTGCTGGCTCTGCCGGCGCAGGTGATGAACCCGGGCGCATGGGCGGGCGAAGCGTCAAACCTGTTAAACCTCAACCCGTTGAACTGGCCCGTGCAAATGCAGTTCGTCAACGCGTTCACCGATCAGTCACGGCTGACGGTGCTCATGGCGCGGTGGTCGAACGCGCACGACGTCACTGAGGCGATGCTGCGGTCGTCCGGGTGCAATGTGCGTGCGTACTGCTGGCTGACTGAGGACGAGGACAGTCCGCACCCTGAGCTGGCGGCGCTGGTCGGCCAAAAGCTGGCGCGGCCGACGCGGAACTGCATTGTGCTGGCGGTAGAGGACAATTCGGGCGTTACCGGCCCGACCGGCACGGCGCTCGACGGTGCGTTGGATCTGATCGCGGCGACGGGTGACAATCTGATCACTGAGACGTTGTTCCCGATCGACCGGGACGGTGACGGTGAGACAGATCCGTTCATCCGCAAGATTCTGGGTGTCGCACCAAAGGTTCCCGACATCACGTTCAGGGACACCGAGTATTCGCAGATCATTTCGTCGGAGCACAGTATGTTCCGCGCGAAGGCCGGCAAAATTCTCACCGGTGGAAAATCGCCTGGCTGGGTTAACCAAACTCAGACATTTTTCATCAAATATGCGCTGAGCCAATTGTCGCAGGCAATTCAATATTACGCCGGGTATTACACCGGGTCGTACGAAACGCCATTTACTGCTGGGCTCGAGGAAATGTACCAGTCGCAATTTGACAATATGCTTTTGGCCTATATTCAGGTGACCGATCCGCTGCGTATTAGCAGGTCAGGGCCGTATGGCTATCTCGAACATTTCGAGCAAGGTAGCGGTTCCGCGTACACAGTCAGCTCTGCAATGACTTTGCGGGAAGGTCACCACAAAACACGCGCATACCAAGCATTCAAGGTCGCAATTCGTAATGGCGGGCCACACACCCTCTATTACGACTACGACCTTGGAACACGCTGCCATTTCGAAATTGACAGCATTTACCACACCGACCAAATCAGTGCGTTGCGTCTGCATTACGACGAGACGACACCGAAAACATTCGACCTCACCATCGGCGACGACACCGAATCACAGAACCCGCTCGCGCAGGTCACGCGCGACGCGGCGATGTTGTGGAACGCCGTCGCCATGCTCTTCGGATCAGGAGACCTGTTCTAAATGGAACTGCAGCACATGCCTGCACCGCCGAAAATCCCCGAACGGCAACACGATCCACTATCAGACGCGATGTACGACATTGCGGAAGCGCTGCAATACCCGCAGGACAGTCGCGGCCGAACGTATGACGTCCGGTACCTGATCCCGATTCTGTCGTTCCACCTCGCGCGGGCCGGCGCGGTGATTGATCCAGACCGGGCGATCATCCGCAAGCAGGCCGTTCCGCCTCCCGCGGAGATCGCCGGCACCGGCCTGGCCGAAGGCTGGGACGCGATCAGGTGGGTGCATCCCGACGAGCCGCAAAGCGTCGAGGACGAACTACGCGGCGCCACGCTCGACGACCTGCCGCGGCTGTCCGCGGAAGCGCGGGCCGAGTTTCTGCGACGCGCCGGCGGTCAGCCGAAGCCGCCGGCGCCGCAACCAATCCCAGAGGTCGACCTTGACGCGCGCACACCGTGGCACGTCGAGACGTCGATTCACTTCGACGAGGACGAGGAGTCCACCGAATGACGAAGATCGCAACGACCGGCGACGCGGTCCTGTTGTTCCAGAAGTTCATGAACACCGCGTGGTACGGCATCATGGGCGACGGCTCCACGCCGGCCGGCTTCGCCGCCACAATGGAAGCGGTCGACGACGAGGCCGTCATCACGTTCGACGTCCTGAAGGGCGACAAGGGCGAAAAAGGCGACCCTGCACCGCTGGTGGATCTGCAGTGGCCTCCGCTCGAACAGCCAGCCGACCTCGACCAGTTCCGCGACGAGCTCGGACCTGACGACAAGGGCAAAGCGTGGTGGATCGGCACCGTCGTCTACGTGTGGACCGGCGACACGTTCCAGATGGTGCGGCCCGGGCCGGCCGGCCCGACCGGCGCCACACCGAACGTCTCATTCGAGTTCGAGACGATCCCGCAGTCCGAACGGGACGAGAACCCGGACGTCAAAGAGACGACCGTCAAGAGCGGCAACGCACTAAACCCGCATTTCAAGGTGCGCCTCCTGGCGCCACGCGGGCCGGTCGGACCGTCGACGAACATCAACAACGCACCCGACTACGACAACAGCGGTGGCGCACCGGACAACGGTCAAACGCTGGTGTGGAACGCGAACCTGCAGAAGTGGCAGCCGTCCGACTTCACCGCGAAGCATCCGCGGCTGTACAGCGTCCCCGAAGCTGCGTTCACACCGTTCACTGGTCTCGCGCAGCGGCAATCCATCCTGCAGTACCGAATCCCGCCGCAAGACTTCGCCTGGACCCCGTACGTCACCGGGCACATCCAGGCGTACGGCATCGAGCTCGACGCGGACCCGCTGACCATCGGTGTTGAGGTGCGCCTCGGCGACGCGATGGCCGGCCAGCTGATCGGCCGCGGGTTCGGAAACTCGTCGCACTGGTCGACGATCGCGCCGCACTGGTCGACTCCACAGGACCGCACGAACGCCGTGGCGCCGGACAACGGCGTCGCCACCGTGGAGGCCGGCGAAGAGGCACGCATCAACGTCAACCTGTACAACGACGGTCTGCTGGGCGCGTACGTGTTCAGCGGCAAGGGTGCACAGCTGGCGGTCCTCGTTGTTCCGCAGGGGCTCTGATGGGCACCTCGAAGCAATTCAGCACAACAGTCCCGATCGAGCCGGACGCCGACATCGAGGTCGCGCGGTGGCTGGCTCGTGAGTCATTCGAGCGGACCGCGGACAACCGCGGCATGAAGATCCACGACTACGCCGAGACGATCGTGCCGGCGGCAGACATCCCGCCGAAGATGGGCGAGCATCTGCCGCTGCCGATCGACGCATACGTCTGGTACCGGTTCACCGCGGTCGGCCGTGTCGACGACGACCTGGCCGCGTGGTTCACCGCCGAATCGCAACACCGAAACGAGGTGAACGCGCATGCCAAGAGCGTATGACCGCCGGCAGCTTGTCATCGACCGCAGCCCGCTGTGGTCACTCATGCCGCAGTTGCCGAAGCTCGACCATGATGCTCCGACGTTCTATTCGCTGCTGATCGACTCGATCAAGAACCTGACAGGCATCGACCTCACGTCACCGGAAACGCTGGTCGCGAGCATTAGCGATCTGATCGTCAACGCCGGCCTCGGGTTGGCGCAGATCGCGCAACTGTTCGGCTTTATCGACGTCCCCAAGTCGGTTGAACAGCTCGCACAATGGTTGCAGCCGCACCTATTCGGACAGATCCCGTCGTGGCGGCTGGGGAACATCCCGGCCGCGCACATCGGCAACTTCAACCCGGAATTGCTCGACGATCCGGGGTTTGACTATGAGTCGACGATTGCGGCGAATCCCAACTTTGAGTGGGACGGCGACGTCGGCCGTGGCACGCAGAAAGGGTCGGCCCGTACGACCGCGGACGGCACCGCGCGTGACCTTCGGTCGAACCGGTTCGAAGTGTCAGCCGGGCAGAAGATCAGCGTGCGGGTATTCGCATTCTGGGAGGGCTTGGAGTACACCGCCGGCGCCGGCGGGCCGATCAGGCTGAGTGTGACACTGTTCAACGGCGACACGATCGTGACGTCGAGCGTGGTGTCGAGCGTGTCACCGGTGACGGCCGACGCTGCTGATTGGGCGATGCTGGCCGGCGAGTACCAGATTCCGGCTGGCGTGACGGTTACGCACGCCGCGGTGACGCTGTCGGTTGGCAGCGAAGCGACGGCCGGTTCGGTGTGGTTCGACGACGGTTCTGCCCGCAAGGTTGGGCTGATCGCTCAAGAGTTGGTTGCCGGACTGCAGGCCGCGATACAGGAACGCATCGACGAATTCCGATCGGTCGTCAACAAGGGCTGGGAGGCGTTGACCGGCCTGCCGGCGACAGTCGACAAGACAGTCGACGACCTGAAGAACGCGCTGCAGAACATTCCGCAAGGTAACGTGAAGAACCTGGCGAACGCGCTGGCTGACGCTGGTCAGGACATCCGTGACGCGATCGTGCAGGCGTTGGGCGGCACTGGCACTGGGCACAATGCGGCGGCGGTGATTGCTGCGCTGCAGAACATTCCACAGCACGTGGTGCACGGGCTTGAGGATGAGTTGGCCGACGCGGGTGACGCGATCGCCGACGTGTTCGAAGATGTGCGCGACACGTGGAAGAAGTTTTGGAACGGCATTTTCAAGACGCCTAACGATGCGACGTCGCGTTCGGCTTCGGAGGTTGAGGAAGCCGCCTCGGCGATCGCGACAGGCGTAAGTAACGCGCAATCGTCGGCGCTGTACACACAAACCCTGCTGACGTTGCCGCGGTTCGCGCCGCGGTGGCTGTCGTCGGGGCCGCAGGACGACGTTGCATTCCCGGTGTCGTCGGTGTCGACCACAGTCGTGCCGGCGCTGGGTCAGCTGGTGCTCATCCCGGTTACCGCTGAGCAGACCCGCACGTACGAGTCGGTCAAGTTCGGTCTTGTCGGCGCCGCAATGAACAGTCTGTATGTGGGAATTTATCGTTACATCGCAGGCAATTTGGTGCTCGATACCCACCTGGGCAATGTGAAGTCGGGCGTTGTGGGGACGAAGCTGCAGGCGTTCAACTTGGAGACGCCGATCTCTGCGACTCGTGGTGAAACGCTGTACATCGGTGTGCTGCAGGTTGGTGGTACGGCATCGCCGATGATGGCCGCCAACATGGCCGCAGGGGTGATCGAACCGGCGCAGGAGATTCCGACGTGGATCGGTTCTAGCTACGGCTCCGGCATGACGTCGCTGCCGGCCTCGATGGATGCGGGTTTGCTTGTCGAGCAGTCACCGCCGCTGTGGGGTGCGCTGGGCGCGGAGGTGGGTGCGCCGACAATTCCGCCGAGTGTGTATTACTTCGACAACTTCAACCGCGCGGATGGTCTGCTGACGACGCCGTGGGTTGCTGGCCTGGCGGGGCAGGAAATGATGACGATCGTCGGCAACCGTTGCCGTGCTTACGAAGAGACGCGGTCATCCTTCTACTCGCTGCCGTTCGGCACGTTGCGTCAGCAGGTGAAGATCGAGGCGACACACAGCACCAACCTTAAATGGTCGGTGGTGTTTCTCCGTGTGAAGGACAATCAGAACTTCATTCGGTTCCGTGTCCTTGCTGGTGGAACCAACAACCGCGACCAGTTCATCGACACGTGCATCGGCGGCGTTTACACGCAGCGTGCGGAAAACACGTCTGACTATCCGCAGGGCGGTGGGCCGTCCACCGGCCCGCATATCGCGAATTCAGTTTGTGTCGCTGACGGAAACACATACAGCGTGTCCACGAATGGCGGCACGCCAGTGACGTGGGTGGACAGCGGCGGCGTGTTCCCAAGCGCTGATCCGACGTACAACAAGGCCGGCATTGGTGCTAGCGCACCGGGGTTCCAGACCTACGTCACCGTTGACAATTTTGAAATGATGGACCTGTAAAGGGGTTTCGCAATGCTGGAAATCAGAAAGCAACTCGTCGGGTTCGCGAAGAAGATCGAATCTCTGTCCGATGCTTGCGAAGTTCTGGAATGGGCGCGCGGGCAGGATGGGATGGCGTTCACGGTCGTCGCGCGCGCGGACGGGGCGGTGCACATGCAGTTTGAGGGTGTGACCGTAGCGACGGTTCACCCCGAGTTCGGCAAGTGGCTGGTGTTCGACGGCATCAAGGCTGAAGTGCTCAGCGACGCTGAGTTCGACCGCGAAGGCGTGGCCGGTGGCGTGGTCTCTTGACCCGCTTCCGCTGCCGCGCATCCTGATTCCCGGCTGGGGTACCGTCGGCGACAGTGTCGCTGTCGACGACGGTGCGCCTGGCTGGTTTTCACCGTGGACCGTGCTGGCCGGCGACACTGGCATCGGCGAGGACATCGCCGAACTGAACCGGCTGCGCATGATCGTCGCTGACGGTGGCCGCGGCGCAGACGGTGCGGCAGCCCGGTTGCGGGTGCTGGCCGGCGACGCCGGCATCGGCTCCGACCGGATTGTTACGCGGCCGAGGATCGTGTTGCGGGACGCCGGCTTGGGTGCTGATTTCGCGCGGGCGGGTGTGAGGCCGGCCGACGCGGGCATTGGCGCTGACCTGATCGTGGTGCGGCCGCGGATGGTGGTGCGCGACGCCGGTATGGGCGCGGACCTGTCCGCGGGTCTGCGGCTGCGTCAGGCTCCAATGCACATGACTGGTGTCGGCGCAGACTTCGCGACGGCGCGATTCACACCGCGGGCTGCGGTGCTTACGCCGTACACCACGCCGGGCACGTACACGTACACGATTCCCGTGTGGTGCAGCAAGATCGACCTCGTTCTGTTGGGGGCCGGTGGTGGCGGCGCCAGCTCAGGCACGTTCTACGCATTGTCGGGGTTTCCTGGCGCGGCCGGGCAGTGGTTCATCGCGACGCTCACCCGCGGCGTTGACATCCCCTGGACCGCAACAGCAATCACGATCATCGTCGGGACTGGTGGGGCGCGCGGCAGCGGTGGCTTGACCGGCACCGCGGGCCGGGCCGGCGAGTCGACGACTGCGGCCGTTCCTGGCATGTCGACGTTCATCGCTCCGGGCGGCAACGGCGGCGGCACCAGCGCGACCGGCACGACGAACTATCAAGGTCCGGGGCCGTCACCGCAAACACAGACGGTCAACGGTCGAACGTTTACCGGCGGTGCAACGCAGGAAAATCGGAGCACGAGCGGTAACCCGCCGGGCGGTGCGGGTGCGGGCGGCTCCCCGTTCGGCGGTGCCGGCGGCGCTGGTGCGGCCGGCGCTGCCTGGTGCGTCGCATACCAGTAACTCTCTTCATCAGGAAGGCAATCAATGTCGGAATATCAAGCCGCGCACCGGCGTGCGTGCTGCGCAGCAATCACAGCGCTCGGCAACCGCATCGGCCTGTACTCGGGTGCTACCCGCGTCGGCACCTTGTTCGCAGATACCACGTGGGGCACGCCGGCCGACGTCACTGAGTCGGGCGTCGACAAAGCGCAGTCGACCGGTTCGACAGTGACCATCACCGTACCTGGCGGCACCGTGGCGAACGGCGCAACGATTGACCGTTACGGGGTGTTCAACGGCACGACGTTGCTGCGCACCGAGGCGCTGCCCGTGTCGCTGATCGTGAACGACGGCTCGCAGCAGGTGCAGATCGACGTCACGCCCGTGTTCAAGTATCGCGGCGAGTAACCCACAATTGAACCAGGACAACTGAATATGGATGTGACACGCGCAAACGTGGAAGGCGCGAAGGCGTTCATTCGTGCACGGCTCGGCGCCCCGTATCAGTACGGCGGGGCGCTTTCGTCGACGAACGTCAGACAGGGCACCGATTGCTCTGAGGTGTGGCAGACAGTCCTCGAATCAGTGTTTGGCCGGTATGTGCCTGGCCGGCAGTTCGAGGGCGCCACGACCGAATCGTATCGGTCGGTGAAGGTCGGCGAGGTTGGCCCGTTCGGCACGATCCGTGTCGCACGGCCGCAAGACATCCCGGCCGACGCGGTGGTGAAGCTGGCGTTTCATCACGAAGGCAACGGCGGTGCGTCGTCTCACATGTGGGGCGAGCTCGACGGCATGCTGATCGAGTCGGCGAGCAAGAAGGGTCTGTGCACCGCGCCGGCCGCATGGCCGATCGAACACAGCTACGCAAACGCGTGGGCATACCTGCCTGGCCGGATCGTCGAGGATGGCGCCGCGCCGACTGTGGTTGAGCCGCAGGACACGTTGTACGCCGACGTGTCTGAGTGGCAGGTGCCCGTCACCGACGCGTACACCGACGCCGGCTATCGGGTGCTGTGCATCCGGTCGAACGACGGTACGCACCGAGATGAAGATTGGGCGAACAACTACGCGTGGTGCAAGCGCGCGGTCGACGACGGCCGGCTGGCGTTCTTCATCGTGTACTTCGTGTGGCGGCCGAACTGGCAGGCCGCGGTTGACACGCTGAAAGCGCAAGTAGGCGAGCCGCATCCGAAGATGGCGGTGATGCTCGACGTCGAATCGTGGAACGGGCAGATCGGCGGTGACCAGTCGGCCGGCATCAATGCTGCGTTCGAGCAGATCGCCGGTTGGCTGGGCGACCGCCGGCGCGTGATCGGCTACGGCAACACCGGTGACCTCAACGCGTTGTGGCCGCGCAAGCCTGAAGGTGTGCGGCTGGTCGTCGCCGGTTACGGCAAGCTTCCGACCTATCCGGGCATGATCGCCCACCAATACACCGATGGGCAGGGCTACGGCGGTGGCCTGCCGGAAGGCGCGCCGCCGTTCGGGCGGTGCGACATGAACGCCGCTAACGGGCTGACCGCGTCTGCGTTCGCCCGCGCTCTCGGTATCGAACCATCAACAACAGGAGAAGACGACTTCATGTCCGCACTGAGCGCTGACGAGCAGCGCGAAATGTTGACCTATCTGCGTTGGGCGTTCGCGCCGGGCACAGGTGAGTTCCGCAAGCGGTTCCCGTCGCGCAGTCCGCTGCGTCACCTCGGCGAAGGTGTGATTGACACCGCGGTCGGTATCGACTTGAACGACGACGCGAACGACCATGTCGTGCTGGTGAAGGAGCTCGCCGAGATTGGCGACCCCGGCGCGTTGGCTCTACTGCACGAGGTGGCCGGCGCAGATCCGGTGCTGTACCCGGACAGGCAAGAGGACCGGAAGTTGGCGCAGCGGATTCTCGACCACCTGCCGCAGTCGTCGACCAAGCCGGCTGAACCGGACACGACGCCGGCACCGGTGCGCAACGTGGCGTGCGCGCAGAGCGGTGCCGGCTGCATCCTCGTCGCGAATGGCGGCGACGGCTCCTGCGCGTTGGCCGGCGACGACTGCGTGCTGCGTAAAGGCGCGTCCGCGTGAGCAAGCCAATGCTGTTGACCGGGCAGGGGACCGGCGCAGACATGTTCACCGGATACCCGCACGACCTCGGGGTGAGATTGCGCGACGAGGACCGTGTTGAGCTGCAGCCGATCGGCAAGTACCCGGCAAGCATGTTCCCGATGGGGCCGTCGGTGAAGATCGGTGTCGACGAGGGTGTCGACCTGGTGCTGCGGGCCGAAGCGCGGCCGGCGCGGGAGGTGCCCGACGGGTATCTGCTGTGCGGGTACTCGCAGGGCGCGTGGCTCGTGTCTGATCTGCTCGACGAGTTCCGCGGCGGCAGGCTGAAGCATGTCGCGCACAAGCTGGCTGGCGGTGTGACGTTCGGCAACCCGCGGCGCGAGCTCGACCAGTCCGGCGGCCGTGGTATCGCAGACACACTGATTGTCGGCACGCCGGACACGTGGGTCGACGAGTTCGACCCGGGCGACATTTACGCGAACGTCCCGAACAATGACGTCGGCGAAGACATGACTGCGATCTTCAAGTTGGTGCGGCTCAATGGCATCAGCGACGTCGTCGACCTTCGCAGTGGTCTGGACCTCGCCGGCGTGCTGGGCGGTCTGCTGGTGCCGGGCGTCGGTCAGCTGGGCGGTTTGGCCGGCGGGCTGGGTGCACTGTTTGGCGGTGCGCAGGAGCAGAACACGATCGTCGAGCAGGTCGTTGAGATGCTGAAGAGTCCGCTGCGTGAATTCCCGGCCGCGGTGATGGCGATCGTCAAGGCTGCGGTGTTCTTCGGCCGCAAGCCGGCGACTGCGCCGCACATCGAGTACCACATTCGGACGGTGACGCCGGGCGGCCCGACGTACTTCGAGCATGCGGTGAATCACATGCGGGCGATGGCGGCATGACCTCGGGCGCTGATAGCACACTTCGCGGGAAGCTGAGCGGTGTGTTAGGCAAATTGTGGTCGCAGGTGCGGCTTTTCGCGAACGAGCGGCTTGGTATCCGCACGTGGGAAGACTTGCGGCTGCAAGTGCACGTGCTGTCACCTTACGCCGTCACGGCAATGGTCACGTGGAACATCGCCGACGCAGATCACGCGAAGCTGATCGTCGGGCTTGTGCTCGCGGTGGCCTCGCCGGCGTTGGCGTTCTTCAACACGCGTGACGGGTTCCGTCGCTGGGTGTACGGGGCGCTGCCGGCAGTGCAGGCGTTCATCGTCGGTTTCGGCTGGGCTGAAGACTCGACACTGACACCGTTGATGGCTGCAATCGTCGCTCTGCTGGGCGGCGCGTTGGCTGCGACGAACACGCGCACCTCGGCCGGCCCTAACGATCACCGGCAGGTTGCCGCGTGACTGGCAGTGCGGTGTCGGCGCTACCTAGCGACTGGTACGGGCTTGCGGGGCTGGCAGTGGTTAACGCTGCCGGCCTGCTGGCGTTGTTCATGAAGGCGCGCGGCACTCACAAGCAGGTAGCCAACTCGCATTCGACGAATCTGCGTGACGACATCGACGGGCTGCGCGATCACATCGTCGAGCTTGGCCGCGACATCGGCGGCATGCGCACCGACGTCGGGCAGTTGCGCGGCGAAGTTCGCGACGACCGGACGCACACACATCACCGGTTCCGGCGGATCGAGGACAAGCTCGACGAGCTGGCAGGCAGGGGTGCCCGTGAATCTGGCTGAACATCTCGGCGCGCTGCAGCCTGGCCCGTCGGCCGACTGCGGGGTGTGCCGCTGGTATGACCAGCTCGACCCGGTCGACCGTGCAGCGTTCGACGACTGGCTTGATCGGGGCGGCAGCGTGTCGGAGCTGTGGCGCAAATGTGCCACGTGGCCGAACAATCCGCTGCATTTGAAACGTCCGCGTTTCTCGGAGCACGTCAATCACCACAGAGAAGGGGGCGCGCGTGTCGTCGCTGTCTGAGCATTTGGGCACGCCGGCCGTCGAAGAGCAGCGTTACCAGCCGTCTGTCGAGTTCGACGGTGCGGCGGCAGTCATCACTACGGGCACGATCGAGCAGGAGCCCGGGCAGCCACCTGAGTATGCGGACATTCTGCGGAGCATCGGCCGTGACCCTGAACGGTTCCGGCTGGCGGCAATCCTGTACGAGAAGCACTGGGAAGTCGCGGCGCGTGAACTGTTGCGCGACGAGGCCGGCGAGCCGCAGATCGACGCCAGCGGTAAAGCGGTGTACGGCGATCTGCGGAAGACGTGGCTGGCGTCGTACAAGCTGCGTGTCGAGCCGATCGACGCCGGCGGGCCGGCGGATCTTGAGGAACTGGTCGCGAACGCGCGGCGGCGAGAGTTCGAGAATTACGCGGACGTCACTGGCCAGCCGTACTGGTTTGTGTTTCAGGCCGGCGACTTGCAGCTTGGCAAGGTGTCGCGTGACGGCAGCACCGAGCAGATCGTCGACACGTTCACTGCGAGCGTGGAGCGTGCGAAACGGCAGCTGCGGACGATGGCGCCGTTGGGTATCGCCGGCGTGCAGATCAGCATGCCGGGTGACTGCATCGAAGGTAACCAGTCGCAGCGCGGCAAGAACAACGGTTACCTGACTGAGCAGTCGATCACCGAGCAGACCCGGTTGCTGCGCCGGCTGATGATGCTTGCAGTCGACGGGTTGTCTGGTGCGCCGCAGGTGTACCTCGACGTCGTGAACGGCAATCACGATCGTGCGCAGGAGCAGTTGAACACGTGGCCGGGCGACGGTTGGGCGACGGAGCAGGCGATCGCCGTGTCGGATGCGTTGAAGCTCAACCCGGTCGCGTACGGGCATGTTGAGGTGCGGATACCTGACAAGTGGTCGGGCTGCATGACGGTGCCGGTCGGCGACACGGTAGTGACGGTGGTGCACGGTCACCAGTGGCCGCGGAATAAGGCGCTGGATTGGCTGGCGAAGCAGGCGGTGCACAATCAGCCGGCCGGCGCTTCGCAGGTGGTGCAGCACGGGCATTGGCACACGTGGACCGTGGAAGGTCATGCGACGAAGACCCTGATCGGTGGGCCGACGTTCGACTGTGGCAGTGACTATTTCCGCGAGCGGCATGGTGGCGAGTCTCGGCGCGGCGGGTTGACGTACCTGCTGCGCGGCGGCGAGGTGTCTCGGATGGGGATCGTCTGATGCGCAGCGAGCATGTGACGACGGCTGACGAGTGGGATGCGTGCACGCGTTGGCGGCGGGTGATGATTTGGCGGCCGGGGGAGCGGAAGCGGATCAAGCAGCGTTCGCACCGACGTGATAGGCGGGCGGCCCGGCAGGCGGTGCGCGTTGCGCGCCGCTGATCGGGCATGGATCGGTTTGGCCGCCGCGGTGGTCGCGTACGAGGTCGGTGCGCCACGTGGCGAGTTGTTGAGCCAGGGTGTCGACCGGTATCTGATGCGCCGGCCGTGGCTGACGCGCAGTGTCGTGGTGTATCTCGGCGCGCACCTGCTGAACGTGATACCGGAGCGTGTTGACCCGCTGACCCGGCTGGCGGATGCGGTTCGTCGCTGAGAGTTGTTGAATTGCGCCCCTGCCCGTGTACCGGGTGGGGGCGCTTTTCGCGTTTGTTGACAGGTCAACACTGTGGCGGGTAGTGTGTTGACACGACAACAAGCGGATGGGAGCCGTGAAACGTGACTACGGGAACGATCGACTTGGCCGGCGCAGCGTCGGTCGGCGGTGGGGATGGGGCAGCTATCCTGTCTCCGACCAGCGAGAGGACTGACATGGTGCGAGGTAAACGGGTGCGGCTCGACGGCCGTGACCGCACGATTCCGGGCGATAGGGTGCAACGCTACGAGGACACCGTTGCGGCGTTCACAGAGCTGTACGCCGGCCCGGATCACGCGCATGAGCTGAAGGCTGCGATCGAGTCCGCTGCCCGCTACCTCGTCGGCGATGAGGATGCGATTCACCGCGCCGGCGAAGAGCTCGCTGCGGCCCGGCAGAAGCATGAAGCGGCGGCCGCGGCGGCTCGTGCGCTCGTGGTGTTGGCGGCTGACGACGGCGCCACTGAGGTCGGCTTGGCGGCGGATCTTGGTATCGACCGGCTGACGGTGCGGAAGTACCGCGGCAAAAAAGATCGCCGGTGATATGGGTAAGGCGCCCTTGGAGAGACGGCCGATTGGGCATAGGGATCGGTCGCGGGGCGCCTTACTGATGTGAACGCTACCACGGGCGCCTGTCGATCACTCGGCAGGCGCCTTTTGTCGTATACGGTATATTTTCGCAGGTCAGAGCCTTGGAATTTACATGATCGGTTATGAACATAGAAACACTTCCGTGTTCGATAACCCTCATGTAATTTGGGTGGCGTGCGCGCCATCATTTACAACCGTGTCAGCAGCGACCCCACTGGTAGAGGCCGTTCTGTCGCGGATCAGGAAACCGAGAACCGTGCCATATGCGAACGCAACGGCTGGACGATCGGCGAAGTGCTCACCGACAACGACCGGTCAGCGACGCGGTTCGCGACACGGGAGCGGCCTGAGTATCGCCGGCTGACGGAGATACTGCAGCGCGGCGACGTCCTCGTCACCTGGGAGGCTTCGCGCGCGCAACGTGACCTTGAGGCGTACGTCGCGCTGCGCAACCTGTGCGCCGAACGGGGCGTGCTGTGGTGCTACAGCGGCAAGGTGTACGACCTCACGGTCGGCGACGACCGGTTCGTCACCGGCCTCGACGCGTTGCTTGCGGAGAAGGAAGCAGAGCAGACACGCGAACGGATCATGCGCGGCCATCGCACCAACCTGGCGGCCGGCGGTGCGCACGGACATGTGCCGTTCGGCTACCGCATTGTGCGTGACCCGACAACCGGCCGGCCGTTGCAGCGTGTGCCCGACGAAGCGGCGGCGCCGCTGGTGCAGGAAGCTGCGCGCCGCGTGCTGGCTGGCGAGTCAGTGCGGTCGATCGTCGCTGACCTGAAAGTGCGCACACCGGGCAAGCCGTGGAGCACGAGCACGCTGCGTCGCATGCTGATGAATCCGACGTATGCGGGGTATCGCACGCACCGCGGCGAGATTGCGCGCAAAGGCACATGGGAACCGCTGATTACGCAGGACGATCACGACAGGCTGGTCGCGTTGTTCGGCAGCCGGCGCACCGTTCCGCGCGGCGCTGCACCGAAATACCTGCTGACGGGCATCGCTGTGTGCGGCGTGTGCGGCGGCCGGCTGATCATGCGGCAGCAGGGGAGCGTGCCAGCTGCGAAGAAACGTGCGGACGGCAAGCTGTGGTTCTACGGCTGCGAGGGCGGGCACGTCGGCCGCGACCGGGAGAAAGTCGACGACGCTGTCACGCGGGTCGTCGTCGCGTTGTTGAGCAACCCGGATGAGCTGGCGAAGCTCGCGGAGCCGTCCGACGAGACGCCGGCCGGTGACGATGTCGACGACGTCGCGGAGCTGAGGCAGCGGTTAACGGATGCGGTGGACGCATACGACGCCGGCAAGCTGAGCATCGAAATGCTCGCACGGATCGAGGCGCGACTGCAGCCGCGGATCGAAGCTGCGGAAGAGCGCAGCAAGGCGCGTTACTTGTCGCCGGTGGTTGCGCAGGTCGCTGCAGCACCAGACCCGGCCGGCGCGTGGGCTGCGTTGACGCTCGCGGACAAACGCGAGTTTCTGCGCGCCACAATGCACATTGAGGTGCGTCGGGTGCGGTCGCGGTGGGAGCTGGGCGTCGAGGTGTACCCGCTGCGCATGGCCCCGCACACAGATGCGTAACACGCGCTAGCGTGTGCGCCACAACTGAATATCGACAACTGAATATGGGGTTCCGCTATGACATGGCAGCAGCTCGACGCGTGGGTTGCGCAGCAGGTGGCGCGTTTCAAGCCAGGTGACTTGGACGCCGGCATTGAGGTGATGAAGCGTGCTGCGCGCCGGCAAGGTGGCACCGAAGAGAAGCAACCCGCCGCGTAGCGCGACGGGTTGCGTTGCGTCTGCAGCGTTTAGAGCGCGGGCGCGGGCTCGTCACCTTCGCGGTTGCGGTGAGGCGTGCTCGTGTTGAACGTGCGGCGCTCGCAGCGGGTTGTGCGGGTGAACTCCAACAGTCGGCGGAACGGCTGCATGCGTCGGCGCCACGACAGATACCCGGCGGCCGCCGCGGTGATCGACACGAGCGCCGACAGCATCCACACGAGCCAACTGACGTTCAGATCGGTCACCGTGTTCACGACACCCATGAGGCAGGCCAGCGCCGCGCAGCGCATCGCGAAAAGCCATAGCCGGGCACCGAATCGGCTGCGCGGATCGGTGGTGATGATTCGTGCTGCCCATGCCGTGATCGCTGCGAGCGTGCCGCCCGACACGTAGAAGATGCACCAGTACGCGGCCTGCCATGCGTCGGTTACTTCAAGCCAACCATCCGTCGCAGGGAACAACGCGGCCGGCCGGCCGGCCGGTGATGGTGCGCTCACAATCGTCGCTGCGAGCATGAGTGCCGGCGCCAACGTCACGAACGGCGCGACGAGCTTGTTGACTAGTTGCTGGGCGTCATCGTCGTCGGTCGATATGCGGGTAAGCATCGTCGAGGCCAGGACGGCAAAGCCGAACAAGGTTGCGACGTCACCGATGTACGTGTCGAGGCAGTGCCCGTAGATGTAGTCGGTGAGCGGCCCCTCGATCGAGACGAGGTGTGTTGCTGCGCCAAGCCCGATTGCGAGCAGGATCAGGTGCAGGGTTATCGGCTGTTCCCAACGGTTGGACCAGCTTCGGCGCCGATACCAGGCAGCGGCAATGAGTAGTGGCACCGCGATTCTGGTAGCGATAGCGGCGATTAGGTCAAGCGTCATGTGTTCGTTGATTCACTTCTAACGGGCGGAGGGCGGATCAGGGAAGAGCAACGCCAATTAATTGGCAGCGGCGCATATTTGAGCAATGTAGCACCTAGGTGATCGTTGTTGGCAAGAAATCGTTACAGAGGATCTGCGTCACCCCGCAGTGTTCGGCGTTTACGTCGGCTCGTCTTCGGTGGTGTCGTCGCGGTCCGGCCGTCGGGGGCTGTCGCTGTCACCCCCCGGCCCGACGGCTGGGTCCGAGGGTGGCGGCGGATCTCTTCTGCGTATTCGAGCACTTCCTCATCGGTGACGATGTTGTAGCTCGCGAGCAGTTCGACGCGGTTCAAGCCGAGACGCAGTGCAAGGTCTGCGAGAACTGTTGCGCTGTACAGCTTTCCGTTCTTGCGCCATTCGGTGATGCGCTGCCGGTGTTGACCCAGCGCGTCGGCGATGTCTTGGACCTGGATTATGCGCGTCCCGCCGGTCATCCTCGTCAGGACGGCTGCCAGGTCTGGTAGTTCCTCGTAGTCGCTACTCATGGTCGTAGTTTAGTCCGGATTCCCGGACATTTCAATCCGCATTTCACGCGGTCAGGGACGGTTTTCCGGCCGACGCCGTACGGATTCCCGGACGTCCGTGTCCGCTTTTCCGGTCATCTGGTGTACGGTTCTGTTCGTGACCGCAACTACCGCCCTCAAGCAGCCCGAGTCGGGTACCCAGAACGGCCCCAACGCAATCCCCACTTTCCAGCTGGAATGGAACTCGGATGCAGTCGCCGACCTGTGCTACCGGAACGGCATCCGCAGCCGCGGGCAGCTCGCGCAGCGCATCAATGTTGGCCGTTCAACCATCTACGAAACTTTTGGCAAACAATGGGAAGGCACCGCCACCGCGCAGGTTCTCGCGCAAATGGCAGGCGTTTTCGGAGTGCCACTTGGTGTCTTGGTTCGCGAACCCGGCCGCAGCCGCCGCGGACCAGCTACGATCCGGCCGAACCGTCACGTGACGAAACGGGCAGGTTGATTGTGTTGGGACAACAACACCGGCAGACCCCGACATATTCCCAGGTCATCGCCGAACGCGACGCCGGCCGGCGCATCATCGCCGAGCAATCCGACCTGATCAGACGGCTGACGGAACTCAACGACCGGCTGGCCGCAGCGGGGGGCAGCGACACGTTGCACGCAGAGCCGGACATGGACCGCTGCGGATAACTCCCAGACATGGCGCCGGCCCCCGGTAGGAGGCCGGGGGCCGGGCTGACACAAACAACGGGATAGGAGTCCTTTGTCATGTCGAAACCAAGTATAAACCACGATTCACCAGCGGATATGAGCAACACCGATCCGATGAGCACCGGCAGTTTCATCGGCTGGACCCTCATGCTCGCATCGACGATCATCACCGCGATTGCCTTGGGCGCCATGTCCGTAGGTCTGCTGTGACGAGATCCCACCAGCCGCCGGCCGACGTCGACGAACGTAAACGCGCCGACGACTGCATCGACTGCCAGCTCCCAGACAACACCTGCCCCGGGCATTGGGCACTGATCGGAAAGCACCATTCATGAGCACCATCACCGAAATTCGGCCGGCCGGAGTCGACGACGACGCGGCGAAGAAGCGTCGCGAACGGGCCGCGAAGAAGCAGCGCGACGCGCGCCGCGCACTGTACGTGAACACTCACGTGCTGGCAGACGTCCTGCCGAACCTGCCGGAAACCGCGACGACACAGCAGGTTTGCGACGCGCTGGGCATCAAGGCGCGCACCACACTGCACAACGTGCTGCATCGTCACGGTGACGAAATGTTCGCGGCCGGATGGAACCCGGACGACGGCACGTTCACGCACCAGTCGGTCATCCTGTTGTGCCTGCTCTTGCGGGCGACGACGTCGCTGAAAGCCGCGGAAGTCGCTGAGGCAGTGGGAGCTCGCCGGCGGGTGATCAAGTTTCACAGCAACAAGGTGCCGCACGTCCGCAACTGCCAAGCGGTGATCAAGCGCGCGAGCGAGTACGCCGAACGTATCCGCGACGAAGACCCGGCCGAACTGTGGCACGACCTCAACCAGCTCGACAGCTACCAGCTGCAGGCGACGGTCGTCGCGTTGGCGGCTATGGTGCCGGTCGAGCAGCCCGACCTCACGAAGTGGCTGACCAACCTTGCACCGTCGGGCCGGCACGAAGGCGGCGGCGCCGCTACAGGTTTGGCGAAACTTCTGCCCACCGAAGCGGAAGCAGACGGTGTGCCGATCGGCCGTGCCGCATCAATTGAAGCGAACAGCGCAGCGGTCGGCTGACCGGCGCACCTCGAACCGTCAACCAGAAAAGGACCGCACTATGACCAGCCACGCAATGCCGCTGTGCACCGAATGCGAATTGTATTACGCCACATCGTTTGATCCTGACGGTTCAATGATGTGCGGAGACTGCCGCGCTGCGGACGACGAACCGCAGGCCACCGAGGCCGGCGACCCCGATAAGTGGATCGTGCAGGGCGACACGGGCGAACTGATGACGATCTACCCGAGTGTCGTCACCCCGCCGATCCCGGCGCCGGCCGCGTGGATCGTGTCGACCGCCGGCGAAGTGACCGTGCCGGTAGAGGATTTCGCGCCGTTGGCGCCAGCCTGGATCAGCGAACTGGTAAGGCTCATGAGCACACCGATTTACACGGCAGTATTCCTGCCCGAGGCCGCCGACTTCATCGACACGAGCGATGAGCCGCTACCGGTCGACCTCGACGAGCCGGCCGAGGACGTCGTCAACCACCCGTCGCACTACACGTCGCACCCCAGTGGCGTGGAGTGCATCACGATCACCGAGCACATGGGATTCAACCTTGGCAACGCCGTCAAATACATCTGGCGCTGCGACCTGAAACGCGACGCGATCGAGGATCTGAAAAAGGCCGCGTTCTACGTCGACCGTGAAATCGCGAAGCGTGAGCGGGAACTCGCCGCCGGCGGCCAGTAACGCCGGCACACCAACAACGGGATAGGAGCCCGAGCACATGTTGACCATCAACACCGCGGACCTGACAACAGGTCTCGCGTTCATCAAACGAGCCACCGGCTACAGCGCGTCGCGCGCCCGGTCCCGCATGCCGGTGCTCAACACCGTACGGTTGTCCGCACGTAACGGCGGGCTGATCGTCGAAACGTTCGACTTTGAGACCGCTGTGACGCTGCGTCTGCCCGGCGCCGGCACGCTCGCACAGACGGTCGTCAGCATCGACGACCTGCACGCAGCGTTGAAGACGATCGGCCGGCGTCAAGCCAACATCACCGCGACGACGTCGGCGCTGAGTATCGAGTCAAGCGGTGTGTCCGTTCACAGTCCAGCGTTCACGGCGCTCGACGACCTGCCGGCCATGCCCGACGCATCGGGGCAGCTGATCGTGCCGCCGCGGCCATGCCTGCACATGACTGGCGCCGAGTTCGCTGCAACGACAGCCGCTGTCAGCGCAGCGATCGGCACAGACGACACGCTGCCGATGTTGACCGGTGTGCGGCTCGACGTCGACCCGGCTGAAGCGTCCGCGGTAGCCGCCACCGACAGGTTCAAGCTGGCGGTCGTCGACGTGAAGCCGGCCGACGGATTCACCGACACTGTAGCGGCACTGCTTCCCGGCCGGCCGGTCGTCTCGTTCGGTAAGTTCGCGGCGAAAAGCGACACGGTGACCGTCACGGTTGCCGGACAGTGGGTTGTGTTGGCATCCAACACCGCGAAGGTTCAAGCCCGACTGATGGACGCGGAGTTTCCGCAGTACCGGCACCTGCTGCCGGGCGGCGATCCGGCTGTCGAGTTCACGATCGACCCGCAGGCGTGGGCGAAGCTGCTGAAGCCGGCTAGCGCGGCAACTCGCAGCATGCGTTTCCACATTTCCGCCGGCGGTGTGGTGGCGGTGAGCCACCCGGAGGTCGGTGTGCGGCTCGACATGGAAACCACCGACATGCGGGCCGGCGAGCCGTTTGTGATCGGACTGGCGCCGGAATATTTGGCGGCGCTTCTGGCTACGGCGCCGCGCGGGGTGAAAGCCACCGTTGCCGTGCGGAAGCCGAACCGGCCGATCATCGTCAGCTGGCCTGGCGCACGAATGCTTCTTATGCCGGTGCGCATCCCCGGCGACGACGGCAAGTAGCCGCACATTTCATCAACAACGGGATAGGAGCCCAACCAATCATGAAGAAGCGCATTGCAATCGTCGCCGCAACGGCGATCGGCATCGTCACCCTGCCGGCTGCATGCTCGCTGCAGAACCAGCAGGAGCACACCGGCTGCACGGTCACCGCGAAGGACACCCTGTACAGCGCGAACGACGGAAATTCGACCCGCACGCTACGCGTGTCGACGTCGTGCGGCGCGTTCGACGTCGAGGATTCCCTTGCCGGCGGATTCAACTCGTGGGATCTGTGGCAGCAGTTGGAGGTCGGCAAGGTGTACGACATGAAGACCGGCGGCTACCGCGTCGGTTTCGTGTCGAGCTTCCCGACGCTGATCGAAGTCACCCCGCGGGATTGACGTCATGAGCAGCGGTGAACGCAACATGGTGTGCTGGACTACCTGCCCGCACTGCGGCAAGCGTTCTTACACGAGCCGTAAGGAAGCGAAGCGAGCTGTCAGCCGATTCCGCGGCGACCGCGGCGGCCACATGTCCCCGTACCGCTGCCACGCGGACGAAACCCGCTGGCATGTCGGACATCTGCACACGGCAACACGTCGTGGCATCAACTACAACGAGAAAGTGAACCAATGACCGACATTGCGTCAGTCGCCGGGCATGTGGATCTGCTGCGTCATGCCCGCGCGGAGAAAGCCAAGTGGAGTGAGATTGAGAACGCGGCGAAATCGGCGATCGTCGAGGCGATCGGCACTGCCACCGAAGGGACGATCGACGGCCGGGTTGTGGTGACCCGCAAGGAGATCGTCACCAATCGGCTCGACAGCCGGGCGTTGAAGAAGGCGCACCCGGATCTTGTCGACGCGTTCACGGCAGCGTCGGTGTCGACGCGGATCGAGCTGGCAGAGTGACTGAGTTTGTGCTCGCCGCCGCAGGGGCCGCCGGCATGGCCGGCGCCGCTGTGGCGCTCGAACGGGCAAGGTATTGGCGTATCCGATACGAGGGTTTGCGGCGCGCGATCGACAACCGTCACCCGTCCATCGTCGGCCGGTTCAAGTAACACCAAGGGGATAGGAGCCCAAGCAACCATGAAGCGAAACAAAGAGATGCGCGGCGCGCCGGCAAACACGTTCAACGTGAACATGCCTGTCGTCGACGTCGCCCCGCCGGCTGAGGAGCCACAGCCGGCCGAAGAGCCGAAGCGCCGGCAGTTGATTGTCGTCGACCTCGAAACGACCGGTCTGCACGACGACGCGGCGATTCTGGAAGTCGCGGCGGTGAACCTCGACACGGGCGCCACGCTGCATTTCGTTCCGCATGTCACACCGGAGGCGTTGAGCAATGCGCAGCCGGAAGCGCTGAAGTTGAACCGCTACTACGAGCGTGGTGTGTTCGAGGAGGCTTTGACGTCGAACCAAACGAGCGACAAGTATCGCGAGCTGCGCGACATGCTGCGCGGCAACGTGTTCGCCGGAAGTAATCCGGCGTTCGACTCGGCACTGTTGGCCCGGGTCAAGGTCCAGAGGGAAATGCCCGCTTGGACCTTCACGCTTAACCCCCCGGTGGCCGTCCCTGATGACTACGTCACGCCGTTCGGCCGTCCGTGGCATCACCGGTTGGCTGACCTCGCAGCGTACGCCGCCGGCAAGCTCGACATCGACCTCGACGACCTGCCCGGCCTGGACGCTGTCGCCGAACGGATGGGCGTACCGGTGATTGTCGAACGGCACACCGCGCTCGGTGACGCTGCGTTGACGGCAACGCTGTTCGAGATTCTGCGCAGCATGGGCGCCGGCGCGGGGTGGACTGCGCAGGGGCACCTTCTCGCCGATCTGGATGTGCTGCGTGCGAAGTTGCGGGCGAGATGAGCCAGGAATTCGTGATGATCGGCCGCATGCCGCTCGATCGCCAGCGGGAGGTTGTAGTCGGCGTGCTCCCCAAGACCGGCGACGTGCAAACGTACATCAACGGTGCAGACAGCCTGCTCGGTTCCCAAGGCCGGCAGATTGCGCCCATCTCACCGGCCACGGCGAACGCGTGGGCCGGCCTGCTGCAGAAAGCTGCAATAGCCGCCGAAGCTATCAGTGCGGCTCACGAGCAGTACCAGGCCGCTATCGCCGCGGTCGTGGGGGCGGAGCAGTGAAAGCCACCTTGCGGCTCACCGTGTTCGGCTACACCGTCGGCAGCGTGAGCCTTGACGTCGAGGGCCACGGCGAGCCGGCGCCGGCCACGACGTCAGTGCCGGCGCTTCTCGGGAAACTCACCAAAGGCACGTCACGCGTGTGGATTAAGGGGATGCTTTCATGACGAACGGGACGGCCGAATTTCTCGGCCTCACACCCGACGCGCCGGAACGTGACCGGCCGCCGACCGATGAGCAGCGCGTCAACGCTGATCTGCTCAACGATCTGAAGGCTGTGCTGCGCCGGCACTACTTCAACACGCCACGCAACCTGCAGAAGGCTCTCGGCCCGTCCGAGGTTGGGCATCCGTGCGCGCGGCGCATCGCCGGCGGCCTGCTGCAGCTCGACCGGGTCAACCCGGAAGGCGACCCGCTGCCGTCGTGGGTCGGAACGGCTGGGCATTCACGGTTCGAGGAAGCCATCGCGCAGGAGAACGCGCGGCTGATCCGGCAAGCCGAGACGACACCGGGCACGCGCTGCACTGTGCACGAGGGTGTGCCGATCGGCCGTTGGTTCTCGGAGCGTCGCGTCACTGTCCGCGAAGGCTTGTCGGGTACGTGCGACGTGTTCGACACGTGGACCGGCACGGTGGTTGACCTGAAGTTCCCGGGCACCACGAAGTTCGCCGAGTACAAGAAGCGCGGCCCGTCGACCGTGTACAGGAAGCAGGCACACTTGTACGGCCGCGGGTATCGCAAGCAGGGTTTCGACGTGAAACGCGTTGCTATTTGGTTTCTGCCGCGCGGCGGCCAGTTGTCGGCATCGTTCGCATGGTCGGAGCCGTACAGCGATGCGGAGGTCGACGAAGTGCTGGCGAAGCTCGACAACATTGCAGTGGCAATGGATGAGCTGCGGCTCGACGAGCACCCGGAGCGCATCAACATGTTCCCGACGGTGTCCGATGACTGCCAGTATTGCCCGTTCTTCACCCCGCGCGCCGGGCATCCGGCGGTGCATGCGTGCCGTGGCGGTGTGTCGTGACGGCCCCGAACGTGGTTGCGCCGGCCGGCAAGCCCCGTGTGCGACGTGCGCGCACCAAAGCGAAGCGCTCGGCGACGGTGAACTGGATCGTCGAGTACGGCACGCTGCGCCTCGCGTACAGCTCGCACGCGGCGGCGATTGCGTGCGCGTCGTGTCTGCGGTTGTGGGGGATGGTCACACCTCTCGGCCTGGTCGGCATGCACCGTGAGGTGGAGTCGTGAGCGCGGCGACGTTCACGGCCCGTTACCGCGGCCGTTGCGCGGATTGCCCGCAGCCGGTCAACGTCGGCGACGAGGTGACCCGCGGTGCGGATGGCGGTGTGGTGCACGCCGATTGCGGCGAACATGCGACGTCGGTGCTGCCGAAAGGTGCCCGCATGCCGGCCCTGTGCTCGACGTGTTGGTTGGAGCATGCCGGCGACTGCCCGTAACCGTCGGCATGACCAGCGGCACGGAACGCAGTAGGACGGCTAAACATGGTGGCGTGGCCGATCACTACTGCACCGGTGACGATTGCTGGAACTGTGAGCGCCGCATCTCTCAAGCGGAGTATGAGCGCGACTGTTACGGCGACGACGATTACCCGGAATACTACGACGGCACCTAAAACGTCCGCCCGGCGTCCCGGCGGCGAATAAGTAAATCAATACGGACGCAACCCAATTGAATAAGGAGCAACACAACAACATGACGAACGCATCGAAGCAGTTCCTGGCAGGCGGCGGCGCTCCCACTGCGAAGTTCCCGAACGGTGTCTACGGCACCGTGAACGGCGGCCGCATCGTCGCGGAGCCGGTTGTCGAGCAGCAGCGCGACTACGACACCGGCAAGCCCCTGACCTACGACGACGGCAACCCGAAGATGCAGATGGTCGTCACGATCCAGACTGATCTTCGCGACCCGTCGATCAGCGACGACGACGGTAAGCGTCGACTGTTCGTGCGCAGCGGCATGCGCGCCGCGGTGCAGAAGGCTGTGCAGGCCGCCGGCGTGGACTTCCTCGCTGTCGGTGGCGATCTGCAGGTGACGTACACGCACGACGACGGCCGGGCGAAGCAGTACACCGCTGTGTACACCCCGCCGAACGAGAGTCAGTCGTTCCTCGCCGGCGGCGCCCCCGCACCCGCACCCGCGGCACCGGCACCGGTGGCTGCACAAGTGGCGGTCGCACCCGCACCCGCGGCGCCGGCCGGCCTGCCCGACGGTGTCACCCCCGAAGCGCTGAAGGCGCTGCAGGAACTCGGGATGCTCAAGCAGTAACCCGCGGCCGGCCCGGGCCGGCCTCAACGGAAGGCCGTCGACTGTCGCAAACGGTCGGCGGCTTTCCGTTTGCATCCCAACACAACTGAATAGCAGGAGTTTTCGCGCGTGATCACCATTTACACAACCGGCCCGGAATGCCACAAGTGCAACCTCACGAAACGTGCGCTCGACAAGGCCGGCGTGCCGTATTTCGAGGTTCGGCTCGACGAAAACCCGGAGCTTGCCGCGGAGTTCCGCGCGGCCGGCAAGGGCATGGCGCCAATCGTCGAGGATGCGCTGACCGGCGACGAGTGGTTCGACTTCAGGGCCGACAAGATCCGGGCAGCGATCGTCGCGCGGGGGATCAACCCGTGACCGTGCGCAGAGGAACATCGAACACCAATGACCGTGGATCTGCGGCAGCGCGGCGACGTCGCAAACAGTGGCTTCTCGACAAGTTCGGCGACGGCACCACCTGCACATGCTCGACCTGCCCGACGGTGCTGACGTTCGACACGATCACTGTCGACCGCTATCCGATTGCCGGCGTCGACGGTGGCCGCTACGTGCACGGCAACATCCGACCGCAATGCAGCCTGTGCGCATCGAGGCAGGGCGCTGACATGTCGCACGCCCGACGTCGCGCCGCACGTGTTGTTGCGGCCGCCGCGGTGTCTGTCGCCGCATTGGCCGGATGCAGCTCACCGCCGGCCGCTGCGGATGGCACTGGCAACGCTCCCGGTGACGTGACGGTGCATTGGGTGGATACGCCGCACGGCCGGGTGCTGTGCGTGTCGGAGGAACATGTCGGCGCGTCCGGCGTCGGGCTTGGTATCTCGTGCGACTGGGGCCACCTGAAATGAGCGACCGCGCAACATTGGAACTGCATGACCGCATCCGATTCGGCCGGGCCGACGGGCGCTGCGAGTGCACCGGCAAATGCGGCTACAGCCACAAGTTCGGTGCGATCAAGCGGTGCACCAACACGCACGGCCGGCCGGCGGTGCACGGCACCGACAAGATGGTTTCGCTCACCGTGCAGGCGATCGACGGCGACGACCGCAACCAGTCCGAGAGCAACCTGCTTGCCATGTGCCAATCGTGTGCGAAACGGCATCGGTCGCGCGTGAAAGCCGCCGCGGAACGGGCAGCGGAGAAAGCGGTCGCACGCGAATCCGCCGGCGGCCTGTTCGACCTTGAACTGGACACAACAACCGGCGCCGGTTCGCACACACTCTGACCTGCATAAACACAACTGAATAGGCGCGGCATGACCCTGACCATCCCTGACGTCGCACCAGACGGCGACACTCTGGCTGCGGCGCTCTCGTACGCCAGCGCCGGCTGGTACGTCATCCCGATCAAGCGCGGCACCAAGCACCCGGGCTCGATTCTCGGCAAGTCGTGGCAGCGTCAATCGACCCGCGACACGGAGCAGATCGTCGCGTGGTGGGCCGGCACCGACCACGGCATCGCATTGCACTGCGGCCGGTCCGGCGCTGTCGTCCTCGACATCGACAACCCCGACAAGGTTCCCGACGTCATCCGCGAGCACGGCGGCAACCCGCCCGCGCAGCTGACACGGCCGGACACACCTGACCGCAAGCACCTGGTGTATCAGGTGCCGGCCGGCCGGCAGCTCGGCAACGGCAACGGGCAACTCGGTGGTGCGTGGGGTGAGGTTCGCGGGCAGAACGGTGTCATCGTGGTTGCGCCGTCCTATCACCCAGACGGCGGTGAATACCGCTGGCAGACAACCGGCCCTGTGCCTGTGTTGCCCGAAGCGATCGCGGCACTGTTGCCGAACGCCGACATGGTCGACGCTGACGCAGCCACCGACGCGCAGGTCGCAGCGTTCTTCGCGAAGCACGCTGCAGCCAGCAACCCGGGATTGCTCGGCGCGCTGGTGAACCGTTTCCGTAAGCGTCTCGACGAAGGCGAGTCGCGGCACCAGACCGGCGCGTCGGTGATGTCGTGGGCGATGGATGAAGCGGTGGCCGGCGTCTATGCGGCAGCTGAAGCCGACAAAGCGCTGTGCAAGTTGTTCGTCGCGTCGAAGACTGAAGTGGCGCAGGCTGCCGGCCGGCCTGTGCTGAGTCCGCGTGCAGCGCTGCGTGAATGGGACGGCATTCGCGCGTGGGCTGTTGGTCGCGCGTTGGCGAAGTCGACGGAACGGCTGGCGGAACGTGCGGAGCGTGCTGCGACTGTGCCGCGTGACGACACGGCCGCGTTCAGTGCGCTCGTCGGCCCGCCGCAGCCGGCGAGTGTTCAGCCGGCCGCGCAGTTGTCGCAAGCCGCATTCCTGTCGGGCGCCCCGTTGCCGGCGCCTGTGCAGCCTGTGATTGAAGACCCGTACGCGGTGAAGCCGATGCGTCTGGTGAAGGCGTCCAGCATCCGGTCGACCATGCCGACGTGGGCCTGGGAGTACGGCGGCGCCGGCCGCATCTTGAAGGGCGGCCTGACGTTGTTCGCGGGACGGCCGGCCGCAGGCAAGTCCACCACGGCCCGCTGGTTCGCAGCGTCCTGGACGAACGGCACCGTGCCGGGGTGCTGGGAGGGCAAGCCGGTGAACGTCGCGTACATCGCGACTGAGGAAGCGTGGAACCACACTGTCGTGCCGTCGCTGAAGGCGGCCGGCGCAGACATGGATCGCGTGTACTTCATTCAGCGCGGCGACGATCCGGCCCGCGTGAAAGCGAAAGCCGACGAGGTTGAGCTGACTGAGATGTTCCTCGCCGCGGACGTCCGCGCGGTGTTCCTCGATCCGCTCATGTCGACGATCGGCGGCAGCGACGACACCTACAGGTCGAACGAGGTTCGTGAAGCGCTCGACCCGTGGGTGCGGATCAGCGAAGCGATCGACGGTGTCGCACTGGGCATCACACATTTGACGAAAAACGCGAAGAACGTAACAGCCGGCATCAACGGTTCGTCCGCGTTCGGTGAGGTCGCGCGGTGCGTGTTCGGTTTCGCTGTCGACAAGGAAGCCGACGACGGGACGCGCGTCATGACGCAAGATAAAAACTCTTCGGGCATCAGCGGCCTGAATCTCGCATACCGCATCGGGCAGCAGATGGTCACGTTCGACGACGGCGGAACCGGCCCGATGGCCCGGTTCGAGCTGATTGGCACAACGGACCGCACGGTCAGCGATCTGTTGTCAGAAGAGCAGGCCAGCGGCGCCGGCGGCCGGTCATCGTCGAAGAGCGAGTGCGTGCAGTGGCTCAAGGGCTACCTGACGACGAAGGGGCCGACCCCGTCACTTGAGGTGCGCGCCGCCGGCGCTGACCTGGGCTTTTCCGAGTCGTCGATCAAACGTGCAGCGCAGAAGCTCAACATTCAGCAGGAACGCACCCGTGAAGTCCCATCTAAAACCTTGTGGCGCTTGCCATCTGACACAGAAAGCGAAGACGAGTGACCGGCCAGGAACGGCAACTACGCAGCTACCAGCTCGAAGCGGTTGAGTCTGTCGAGTCCGAATGGGCGAAGGGCAACCGGACGTCGGTCGTGATTCCGACCGGCGGCGGCAAGTCGACTGTTATTGCCGCGTTGGCGGCGCGCGCCTACCAGCGTGGCGAGCGTGTCGTGATGCTCGCACACCGCGCGGAACTGTTGACGCAGATGGCTACCGCGGTCGCGCAGGTCGACCACAGCATCCCCATGTACGACATTGGGATCGTGCGGGGCACCGACAACGACTGCGACGCCGGCATTATCGCCGCGACGCTGCAGACGTTGGCGAACTCCCGCCGGCTGCAGGCAGTGGTGCCGCGGCACGTCACGCTCGTCGACGAATGCCATCATGCCGGCGCGAGTTCGTACCACGATGTGCTGAACAACCTGGGCGCGTTCGACGGGTTCTCAAAGCTGTGCGGGTTCACGGCAACGATGCACCGCGACGGCAACAGCGGTGTCGCGTTGGCTGACGTGTTCACCACGATCGCGTTTGAACGAGATCTCGGTTGGGCGATCGACGAAGGTTTCCTTGTGGAGCCGTACGGCGTGGTGGCGCACACTGACGCGCTCGACGCGCTCGACAATCTGCGGTTGGTGGCCGGCGACTACGGGCCGAAGCAGCTAGCGGCGGTGATGGAAGCGTCCGACACGATCAAGTTCGTCACTGCCGCGATTCACCAGTATGCGCGCAACCGGCGCATGGTGGTGTTTGCAGCGTCGGTGAAGCAGGCAGAGATGCTGTGTAAGACGTTGGAAGCGATTGGCATTGCTGCGCAGTGGGTGAACGGCAGCATGCCGTACAAGCGCCGGCTGCCGATCTATGAGGCGTTCCGCACGGGCACGATCCAAGCTCTGATTAACGTCGGCATTCTCACTGAGGGTGCGGACTTCCCGATGTGTGATGCGGTGGTGTTGGCGCGGCCGACGAGGTCGATGAACCTGTACACGCAGATGGTTGGTCGAGCGATCCGGCTGCATCCCGGCAAAACTGATGCGTTGGTGCTCGACATTTCCGGCCGCGGTGACGGTGTCGTCACGTTGAACGATCTGCGTGACGGTGTGGAAATCAGGCACGTCGGCGATCGTCAGGAGTCCGCCGGCGACGGCGAGCTGGTCGACCCTGCCGAACGGGCGCCACGCGAGAAGGCTGAACGGGAAGAGTTCACGCTGCAGATCACACCGGGCGGCATGACGGCACGCGACTTTCATCTACTGCCAGACCGGGCGTCGAAGCGGTACAGGCAGACCGACGGCGGTGTGTTGTTCGTCGATACGCAGCAGGAGCGCCGCGCGGTGGTGTTGGCGCGTGAGGGCAACCTGTGGCGCGTCGGGACGGCGAACACCCGCACGGGTGAGTTCGCGTTGTCGTCGGTGCGGATGAGTTTCGAGGAAGCTGACAAGGTGGCGAGCATCGCGGCCGGCCAGCTCGGCGGGGTGCGCAACAAACCGCGGTCAAGTGAGGCGCCGTCGGAGAAGCAACTTGCGTTCGCGGCCGGCTTGGGCATCGACACGGAAGGCATGAACCGCGGCAAGTTGTCGGACGCGATTACGACGCGGCTGGTGTCGCGGGTGGTTGACGGGCAGTTGCCAACTCGGATCGAAGAGCCGCCCACGCCGGCCGCGGCGCCGGCCGACCGGATCGGCTGGACCGTCGAGTGGGCGAGCTGACGGCATGGCTGCCGGTGGTGATAACAAACACCGCCCTACGGTGTGTCCACAACTTCATAGCGGGAGGCAGCAACTTCATGGGCCGCACCATGCGATCGGCGAAAGCCGCCGGCGCCAAGTTTGAACGCGACGTCGCCGACTACCTCGCAGCACGTGTCGACGACCGGATCGACCGCAGGGTGAAGACCGGCGCGAAAGACCGCGGCGACATTGGCGGTGTGAGGCTGCACGGCCAGCGTGTCGTGATCGAGTGCAAGAACGTCGCCACCATGTCGCTGCCACAGTGGACACGCGAGGCGCACATCGAAGCCGGCAACGACGACGCGCTGGTTGGTGTCGTGGTGCACAAACGGCACGGCACCGGCGACGTTGGGCAGCAATGGGTATCCATGACGTTGGACGACCTCGTCGCAATCCTCACCGGCGAGAAGGTGGCTCACTGATGCCCGGCACATGCGGGCACTGCGGCCAGCCGGCCGGCCTGGTGATCTGCTGGGATTGCGCGAAGATGCTGCGCAAGTACCTCGCGGAGGTGCCGTGGTACACACGCCGGCTGCGCGAATCCGCCTATGGCGAAGCGAAGACCGCGCGCGCCGGCCTGCGCGTGTCGACAGGGGAGAAGCTACCCGGCCCGAAGCTGAACGAACGCGCGGCCGGCCTGTTGCGCGACGCGAACATCCGCCTGGGTGAGATGGTTCGGCAGATCATCGCTGATGAGAAGTGGGACGCCGCTAACGCGGCGATGGCACTGCAGTCCGACATCGGCAAGGTGATGAGCTACCCGTATGCGGCCGACGCGATCGCATGGGCGATGCAGTGGCGCCAGGACGCGGAGCAGGCGATCGACTTGCCGCCGGATTTGAAGTACGCCGGTCCCTGCCAACACTTGGTGTGGGTGAACGATGCGCACGACGAGCCGATGTTCACGCAGATTTGCGGGGCGTCGCTGTATGTCGATGCGCGCGAGCAGACCGCGGTGTGCCCGCGGTGCGGCACATTGTGGACTGTCGAGATGCTGCAGCGGAAGGCGCTGGCGCGTGTCGACGAGTCACCGAAGTCGGCGGCCGACATGTGGCGCCTGTTGAAGCTGTGCGGCCGCGACGTTCCGCGCAGCAGTTTCTACCGACTGATTCAGCGCGTCGAGGCGCACAGCGTGGTGAACCGCACGCCGTTGTACACGTACAGCAGTGTGGTCGCCGCGTTGGATGCGCAGAATCGTGCAGCGCTGACGCGCCAGAAGAGGCCGAAAAAGCCTGTCGATGTTCCGGTTTCATAACCGGTGCAGCCGATCTGAAAAATGGTGTTGACGGATCAACACCTCGTGGTGCAGACTGTTGATACAGCAACACCAAGGGGATAGGAGCCCAAAATGAAGATCGGCGAACTGTTCACCCGCACCGACTTTCAAACCAAGCCTTGCGAGCACTGCGGCGACCCGATCGTCGACTGCGAAGGCCGGCTGATGCACTTCGAGGCCGCAGACAACGGTGCTCGCACCACGTGGGAAGCGTGCCGCACGTTCGTCCGCGGCGTCTACAAGCCGGTCGGTGACCAGATCGCCCTTTTCGGCAACGTCCACGCGTAACCGCATACACCGCAAGGGATAGGAGCCCAAGACATGCTGAAGACCATCCTCAAAGCCATCGCAGACGAAGGCGTCACACTCAAGCTGAGCACCAACATGGGCGGCGCCGTCCTGACTGTCGACCGCGACGACGACGGCACCGTGCACGCCAAGCTGAAAGTAATCCCCGCCGCGCAGCCGGCCCGTACCGCGGTCGACCAGTGACCGCACACACCGATGCACGCGCGTCGGCCGTCCGTTACTTCCGCGGCTGGCTGGCCGCCGCGGTCGCAACGTCGATCCTCGGAAACGTGGCGCACGCACTGCTGAGCGACGCCGGTAGCCCAACGATCGCCGCAGCGATCGCGTTCCTGCTGCCACTTGGTCTGCTCGGATCAACGCACGGCGTGCACAAGTTGGTGGCGGCCGGCATCGTCGGCCGCGCATACACCGCCGCACTGTGGATCTCGGTTGCGACAGTCGTCGCAGCGTTCGCGCTGTCATTCGTCGCGCTCGCCGAACTCGCCGCGCAGTGGGCCGGCATCCCCGTGTTCATCGCATGGCTGGTGCCCGTGTTCGTCGACTTGAGCATCACCGGCTGCACTGTTGCACTATTCGCACTGTCGGATGCTGCACGCGCCGACGTGCTCGAAGCGCAACCCGCACCGATGCGCGTCGACACGCAACCCGAACCTGCCGCACCCGCGGCGGTGCGCACCATTGCGCACACACCTGTGCATGTCGACGCACAGCCTGTGCGCGTCGACGTCGACGACACCGCGCCGCAGATCCAGCCCGGCCCGCCGGCCGCACGGCTGACGGTCGCTGACGTCATGGCACGCACCGAACGGGAACGTGCCGACGCGGAACGCGTCGCAGACGATCACCTTGCCGCGGCCGAACGCATCGTCGCCGCCGGCGTGACACGCATCGACCGCGGCAAGGTTGCGCAAGTGCTGCACGAGCATGCGCAGAACACCGCCCCGTCCATGATCGCCCGCAAGTTGAACGTCGGATACCCGACAGTGCAACGCATCATCGAGCACGCAACCGTGCGTGAGGAAGTGAACGCATGACTGTCGGCGAACTAATCGCGAAGCTGCGCAACGTCAACCCGGATCTGCTCGTCGCGACAGTCGACGGCGAGTACGGCGAAGACTCCAACGTCAACGTCTACGAGGTGACACGGCACGTCGACCGGCGCCTAGCCGGTGGCGCGTGGCCGCCGTACGTCGGCGATCACCCGACGTTGCAACCGCAGGAACGTGTTGTGCTGATCACCCGGTGGGGTGTCGGCGACGAGTCGGATGTGAGGGAACTGTGACCGCCCCGAACTATCGGCACGCCCGCGACATACCTGACACCGTGTTCCTGCACGCAGTGTTCGCCGGCGAACGCGCCATGCACGGCGCCGCCATGCGGCAAGACGTGACCCGGCTGCTCGGCGGCCTGCCCGCGGATGCGCCCGTGCCGGCCGACGAAGTGCCCGGCGTGCCGTGGAAAGTCGTCGTTGCGAAGTTCCGGCGCGTCGCCGGCCGCGGCCTGGTCGACGGCTGCGACTGCGGCTGCCGCGGCGACTGGGAGCTGACCAACAAGGGCCGGCGCATCCTGCTGATCGCGACGATTCTGGACACGGTTGTGTGGTGCGCGCAATGACCGCGCCAAGCGAGCTGCACCGCGTGATCGTCAACATTCAGATCGACGTCGACCTGCACCAGTACGCAGCCGACTACAACCTTGTCGGGCAGAGGTCGGCGCGCGACGACTTGAAGCAGGTGGTGGTCGACATTGTGCGGCAACACCTGCAGCGCATGGGCATTCATCCCGACAACGTGACACGACAGAGATAGGAGGCAATTGTGAGCGACTATTACGTGAAGCGCGGCGGCGAGCTGGCAGGCCCGTTCCCGACGTACACGCGCGCAATGGAAGAGAACGCCCGGGAACTGTGGTACGGCGCGCCGGTCGGCGAATTGCGGGTACTGCTCGACGTCGGCAGTGTGAACACCGAGGACGTCGAGGAACTGCGCGAACTGCTGCGCCACGAGCCGCTCATGTCCGCCTTGTTTACACTCGGCCGCCGATACGAACAGGAACGCGCACGTGAACGTCGCTGAACAGTGGCCGGCCCGCACCGACAGCAACGGGGTGACATGGTTCCGGCCGGCCCGTGATGCCGGCAGCGACTTTTCCCAGTGGGGCTGGACGTCGCAGCGTGAACAAGCGCACCCGGACTACCGTGCACATTTCGACGCACAGACCGGCGGCCTGCATCCCGAACGGCTGTGCGGAGGCGACTGCAGCGGTTGCGTTTCGGAAGCTGAAGGCGCACCGCCGTACCGGTGGGGTTTCCCGCTGTCGACGGAACGGCCGGCAGAGGTGCGGCCGCTGCCCGGCGGTGGATTCGCGTTGATGCCCGTCGACCCGCTGCCGACCGAACCGCTCAACCCGCTGCCGGCAGAGTTCGTCAGTGTCGGGTACATCGACGAGACGCAACGAGGCCCGCACACTGTGGTGCATACCGGCACCGGTGAGACCGCGCTGTGCGCCGGCCCGGCCGGCTGCCTGCCGTGCTTCGTGACGGACGATCAGCAAGGCGCCCTGTGGTGATGGCAAGCGGATACCACACCGGCCCGGACGGAACGTACGCGTGGCGCGACATCGACGGCCGGCGCGTTGAGATACTGACCGAAGAGTTCTGGTCTGCAGTGATGTGGCAACCCACACCGATATTCGACCAGGTGCTTCACGACCTCGGCGCGTGCCTGAACTGCCTCACCCGCGACTGCGCGTGCTGCAGCGGCTGCGGTGGCATCGACGCCGACCTCGATCCGCCCGGCACGCACGGCTACGCATGCGTGATGTGACGACATGCTGAGCGTTGAACCCGGCATGGACGTCGCGCGGCAACGCCGCAAAATCGTCGGCCGCATCCTCGCGGAAGACGACGACTACGCCGCCGCATACCTCATCCACCTACTTGCACAATTCGACGAATCTGTAACGGCCGGCAAACCGCGGCCGGCACGGGAATTTCTGTACATGTTCGCCGAAGAGTTCGACCGACCAGAACCCAAGTGACACACCGATAAGCGGCTGTCACACCACCACGCTACTGTTCACGCAACAACACAATGGGAGGCACACAATCATGGGGAAACACAACGCGAAGCGCACCAGCGTCATGACCGGGATCGTCGGCGGCATGCTCGCGTTCGGCGCGATCATCACCGCGGCGCCGGCCGCAGCTGACGACGACACGAACGCCGCGGCCACCGACACCGCGCCGGCCGCCGCAGAGCCGAAGCCGGCCGCGAAGCCTGGCCCCGACATCGGCAAGACGGTGCGGACGGTGCTCGAACTGGGACGTGACCGGCCGTTGCAGAAGTACCCGGCGCCGCTAGTCCGCTACGCCCAGGTGTGGGGTGACTCCGTGTTCCACACCTACATCGGCCCGGACGGTGAGCCGCTGCAGTATTCGGTGAAGCTCAGTCAGTCGCAGCTCGCCCAGGAGTACCGCAAGGCGTTCGGCGCGGCAGCGAGCGACCCCGACGTCGAGAAGGTGTGCGGCAACACCGACGGCTGCGACGGCTACATCAAAGGTGTGCTGAACACGCCTCTGCCGCACCTCAAGCAGGCCGACCGGATCGACACCGCCGGTTACGCGCAGCGCACCGGCAGCTGCAAAGGACTGCCCACCGGCGCGCTGCAACGCTGCCAGGCCGACAACGGGTAACCGCCCGCAGCATCACCTCAACGGCGCCTCACATTCACTGTGGGGCGCCGTTTTTGTGCGTCCGGCATGACTCCCAACAGTGAACACATTCAGCGCTTTACGTTGTGCGGGCTCGATCAAAACGAGCACAGGGATAGGAGCCCTCAACGCAATGCGCAAAATACCGAGTCTGTTTCAGCGTCACTACGGCCCCGGCCGCAAGCAGGTCTTCAACGAGGTAACGCCCGGCTGTGAGTGGGTGCTCGACGGTGAAGGCGTCGCCACCCGCAAGTGGGACGGCACCTGTGTCGCGATCATCGACGGCACGCTGTGGAAGCGATTCGACGCCAAGCACGGCAAGACACCGCCGGCCGCATTCAAGCCGGCGCAGCCGGAAGCTGATCCGATCACCGGACACTGGCCCGGCTGGGTGCCGGTCGGCGGCGGCCCCGAGGACCGCTGGCACCTCGAAGGATTGGCGCACGCGGCCTACCACTACGGCGAAGTGCCCGACGGCACCTATGAGCTGGTCGGCCCGAAGGTCAACGGCAACCCGGAGAACGTCAGCGACCATCGGCTGATCAAACACGGCAGCGTTCTGCTGGCGGGCGCGCCGCGGGAGTTCGACCTGCTGCCGTTCTACTTCCGTGCCCGCGCAGCCGCCCGCTACGGCATCGAAGGCATCGTGTGGCACCACCCGGACGGCCGAATGGTCAAGATCAAATCCAGCGACTTCGGCATCGACCGGAAGGCGGCCCGACAGTGACATACATCGAAGTGCGCACCGATCACCGCCAACAGGGCACCACCACACTGCTGCTCGACGTCGCGATCGCCAACGCTCGCCGCGGTGTCGACGTCGTGTTCTGGTCCGCGTCAGCACGGCTGTCCAATGACGCGTTTCGTCTCGCCTCGCGTCTCGTGCCCGCTGTCGACGCCGACGCTGGCGTGAAGGTCTTCGCCACCAACGGTGCGCAGGAAATCCGCTACCCCGAATCGGGCGGCCGGGTGCGGTTCGCGTGGAGCGGTGCACGGCGCATCACCACACCGCCGCGGGGCATCGAAATCATCGACGGCATCGACTGGACCAGTAGCGTGTCGCGCCGCGACGAGGACGGCAGCTGGTGAGCGCCACGCAAGGCAGCGTGTTGGACCGGCCCGACACCCACAACCAGACCGCGACCGGCGAACCGACGATGTTCCACTACGTGCGCAAAACAGCGATCCTGTCCAGCGTCGTGGAGGGCGGCATGGTGCAAGCACTGTGCGGCGAAATCTTCCCGGTCACCCAAATACCGAAACCAGGCAGTCCCGTATGCCCGGACTGTGAAGCCGTCTTCAAGGAGCTGCAACCGTAATGGGCAAGCACAGCATGGACCTGCACATCACTGCCGAAAACGGCAGCGTCGCAGCGTTGAACGTCGGCACGGTGCACATCGGCCGGACTGCCGGCATCGACGGCGCAACCGGCACCGTGCTCGACGGACTGAAGCCGATCGGCTACATGTCCGCCGACGGCATCCAAATCCGCACCGGCGACGATCACGAAACACTCGCCTGGGGCGGCGAAGCGGTGCGCACCCTGCAGGACCGGCGCGAGCTTTCGTTCAGCATCAACCTCGAACACGTCGACCCGGCCGCGTGGCACGCAGTGCTTGGGATACCGCTGCGTCCGGCCCCGACGCTGCGCAGCGCAACAGTCGACGCATGCGACGCGCTACGCACACTGCTGCGCATCCTGCTCGGAACGTTGCGCGGTGCGTTGTCGTACGCGAGCTGGCGGCTATCCGAATGGCTGGTGTGGCCGTGGGTTGACCCGCTGGCCGACCGTGTCGACGCGCTGGTCTGCTACCCGTGGCGCCGGCTACCCGGCCCCACCATCCGACTGTGGGACAGGGAATTCACACACCTGCACACCGAGCACGGCAAGCCTGAACCGCTGCGCACATGGTTGCGCCGCACAACACGACACACATGGAAGGCGTTGCGGCATGGCTGACAAGAACGACGCAATCGACGCACTGCTCGACGAGGCGAACGCACGCATCAACACGCCGCAGCCCAGCATTGCGGTGCAGTTCCTCGACGGCCCGCTCGCCGGGCAGGTGAAGCAGGTTGCGGCCGACCACAGCGGCCGGCCACGCTGGGACGGCTTCGTCGCGGCGGTTCAGCCCGAAGTAACGTTCAACGCGTTCCTCACGGACGAACCGCTGCGCCCCGACTATGTGACGTACACGATCAAACGAAGCACGTTCCACGGCGCCGGCCGGCGCCGGCCGGCATGGGTTGCGACGATCGGCGACAAGGTCGGTGAACGCGTGCAATGCGTGCAGATGTACACCGAGGAAGCCCGCGCCGGAATGGGCAGCGTGTTCGACGAAATGGTTGAACGCAACGCGCGTGCAGCGCTGGAACGCACGTGCGCCGAGGCCGGCCTGATTCCCGACGATGTCCGCAAGGTGTTCGACGGTGGCCGCCGCTACGCCGAAGGCTGGGTGTACCCGCGGCCCGCCGGCCCGTACTACGACGTCGAAGACGCGGCGCGGGCAGTGCTGGACGCGTCGGAAACGCTGGGGCCGAACGGCGCACACCTGCAGTTCATCGTCTACCACGCGGTAGCCATGCCCGCCCCGGCGCCGGCCGCGGAGGCGGTGACGCAATGGGCGTGACACGCGCAGCGCGGCCCCAGGACGACGAGCACCTGAAGCACTGGCCGGAAGGCACGCACCTGCATTTTGAACGGTGCGACGACGGCCGCGTGTTCATGTGGATGTACGGCTGCCGCTACAAACTGCAGACCGCCGACATGCGACGCATAGAGCCCGACTGGATGTATCAAGACGTTCTGCGCGCGTTCGTCGACGACACGATGCACGAGTTCACGTTTCGCGCGGTTCGGGCGCCCGTACCGCCGCCACCACCCCCGCCGCGCCGGCGATGGTCAACCACGATGGGATTGAGGAAACCGAAATGACCGACACGCAACATGCACCGCAGGCACGCGACATCGAACGCATGCGCAAGATCCTGCATGCGCAGAACCCTGCACTCGTCGTGGAAGCGCTGCGGCAAGAAAAGGACCGGCAGCGGTTGCGCCGACTGTTCGGCACTGCCTGACCTGTTGCAGCCCGATCGGCCCGGATGCGTCATGCGTCCGGGCCGATTTGGTGTTGACACGTCAACACGACATGCTATTGTTGAGACATCAACACGGGATAGGAGCCCAACATGAAGAGCAACACCGCTCAGCAGATCCTCGACACGATGTTCGGCATTGGCCGCCCCCGCGAAGACCGGCGCGCCGACGAGCTGGCTACCGTCGACCGTGCGCACGCGCACGTCACGCGGCTGCAGGCCGAGGCACGCGCCGCGCTGGCCGCCGGCCGCCTCGACGAGGCTGAGAAGCTGCTCGACCGCGCCGAGGCCGCCAACCGCGCCGCCCGGCACTACATCAACCGCGCCGCCCGGATCTAACCCGGCCGCGTGTCTGACCTGCGATTACAGGGAGCTGCAAGAATATCGACAACTGTATTACGCTGTATTACACTGGAGGCATCATGGCGGAATGGGCGGAAGACCGAGCCGAGCACCTGGCGCGGCACAAGGTCACGATCGAGCAGGCTGAGGAAGCTCTGAACGATCCGAACTGCGTCACCCTCGACCCTGATCCCGCGGCGAAAGGTGGCGCCGGGGTGCGGGTGGTCGGCTACAGCCCGACCGCCGGGTGTGTCCTGTGCGTCATTGTCGTGCCGTACCACGGCGAGGTATGGGGAGCTACCGCGTTCCCCGCGAACAAGACCTACCAGCGCAAATACAAGGAAGGAGCGTGACATGAGCAAGAAGCCAAACGAAGAGCTCACCCGCATCATCAACGACGCCGCGACGATGGCGGAAGTTGACGCGGAAATCATGGGCGACGAGGTCGACCTGACTGACGTCGAAGTCACCCGCGGCGGCCCCCGCACACGGGTGCTGCAAGTCCGACTCAACAACGACGAGATGCAGGCAGTTGAGGCGCTGGCTGCGGCGCGCGACCTGCCAGCGTCCACGGTGGCGCGCGAAATACTGCTGTCCGCATTACAGCCGCCGAACGTCGACCCTGACGCGAAAGCAGAGCTTATGGGCGCGTTCAAACGCTACCTCGAAGGAGTCGACCAGAAGCTGAGATGCGGCGCGACAACCGGGCTGGCGTCCATGCACGCGGCCGGGCCGGCGTCCATGCAAGGCGTCGGGTAACCGCACCGCACCACCCATCCCAACCGAACCGCCCCGCAGCCACGATAGCCGCGGGGCGATTTGGTGTTGACATGTCAACACGGTCTGCTATTGTTGAGATATCAACACGGGATAGGAGCCCACAATGACGAACTGGACCAAGACCGAAGCCAAGGCAGCCGACGCGATCCTCTCGGACCTGTACACCGCCGCGTACGCCGCTGAAGATGCGCTCAAGAAGGTTACTGACCGCGTGCACCGCGCCGCGAACGACAAGCAGGTCTACTACGGCCGCACGCCGTACTGGAGGATGAGCATCGACGAAGCGCTGGCCGGAGCTGCCAAGACCGCCGAAGGCACGGTGTACTACGCGCTGCAGGCCGCTAAGGCGATCGCCGAGTACCCGGCCGCCCGCGATGCCGCCCAGGCCGCCCACGCTGCGATCCGGGCGCACGAGGAAGCCAACTACAAGGGATGGCTGCGGTTCTTCCTCGTGCAGGACGGTCACATCCACAGCTCCACCTGCTGCGGCTCGCTGCGGCCGACGACGCGCATCGGCTGGCTGCCGGAACTGTCGGGCGAGACTGAAGCGGAGGCTGTCGCAGCGCACGGCGCCATGCTGTGCACGCGGTGCTTCCCGTCGGCGCCGGTCGAATGGACGCGCGGCAAGGTTGACCCGAACGCGTGCCCGGGCAGCGCGAAGGCGTACGTCGAAGGCACCAAGTCGGATCCGCGCCGGCGCACGGTGTACGGCGAGTGCTCGCACTGCCACACGCGGCAGATCGTGACCATGTACGGCGTGACCCGCAAGCACAAGCTGCCGAAGAAGTAACCGCCGGCAGGAACCGCCCCGCAGCCACGATGGCCGCGGGGCGGTTTCGTATTGACATGTCAACAGTGCATGGTATTGTTGAGGCATCAACACGGGATAGGAGCCCACAATGTTCAAGATGATCGTTCAACTTCACCGCCGCACCGAGGTCACCGAGCACGCCACCATCGCCGACGCACGCGAACGGCTCAACCGGATCTGCTCAGCGGCCGGCGTGCGCATTGAAGGCAACAACGCCACCGGCGAGCTGATCGCACTGACCCGCAACGGCTACGACAACCCGCTGGTGAGCTGGAACTATGGCGCCTACCTCATCACCGAGGTTGACCCGGCCGCGCTGGTGCACGTCGTCGAGCATGTCGACGGTGTCGAGCGGTTCCCGTCGGAGGCCGCCGCGCGGCACTTCCAATCCACCATCGCGCCGGGCAGCAGCCGGTACACCGAACGGGCCGGCGTTCCGGCCGCCTGAGCGCCGCTGTAACGCACGAAAACGCCCCGCGGGACACAGGTACCGCGGGGCGCCTTTCGTTGGCCCACAGTCCCCCTCACGCTGTGGCGCAACGTGTCGCAGCCTATCTGAAACTCGACTCGAAGCATGTTGACGAATCAACACCATGTGCTAGTGTTGAGATATCAACAGGCCGCACAGCCCGGAGATTTGAAAACTCAACAGTGATAGGAGCCCATAATGACACTCACCATTTCCCGGCCCGTAAAGCTCGCTCGCTACTTCGGCAAGTGCCCGGTCCGCGGCTGCAAGACCCGTCACGTGGTCGACGGCGCACCGTACATCAACGCCGGCGGCACTGCCGTCCCGATCTTCTACGGCGGCTTCAACGGCGACCAACTCGTCGCCGCCGGCCTGTTCTGCAGCGATCACCACGAGCACCTGAAATGGACGCAGCTCGCCGGCCGGCACAACCCGGACAAAGAATGCAACGGAGTGTGCATGGCTGCAGTCGGACCATCCTGCGACTGCGCGTGCGGCGGCGAGAACCACGGCCGCAACCACATCTGACAACCAACGAAAGCCCGCCGGCCAACACCGGCGGGCTTTTTCGTGTTGACGCATCAACACGGTGTGGTAGTGTTGAGACATCAACACGGGATAGGGGCCCAACATGACCACGATCGACACTCGCAAGGCAGCATTGCTTGCACGCACCAGCACCACTGAACTGCTGAAGGCGGCCGCGCAGCTCGAAGCGCTGCAGACCACGACACCGGAGCAGCGCATGACGCGCGCATGGGTTCTCGACGAGATCGAGAAGCGCGCCGGCCGCATCACGCTCGACGAAGAGCCTGAGTTTGAACGGATCTACGACGAGACCGGCGATTACCTCGCAGCGCTCAAAGCGTTGAGGCCAGCGTTGAGCGCCTGACAACCACGAAAGCCCGCCGGCCAACACCGGCGGGCTTTTTCGTGTTGACACATCAACACCCTATGGTAATGTTGAGGCGTCAACACGGGATAGGAGCCAAACATGACCGCCACCGCAACCGCCACGACGCACATCGCCCGCGACACCTACACAGGCAAGTGGATGGTCGAACACAAGACTGACGCGCGTCTCGGCCGCCGCAACGCCGCATTCCTCGCCGACCACATCGGCGAAGGCAACACCGGTGTCATCTGGGAATACTCCGGGCGCACCTACGCCGGCCGGCTTCTGTTCGTCCGCACCCGGTTCGTTGCCCGCGGCGGCGAACTGTTCGGATACGACAGCGACGGCCGGCACGTCATCACCCACCCGGCCGACCGGATCATCGGGTTCATCATGGCCTGACAGTCGACCTCGCGATCGCCCCGCAGCCACACCGGCCGCGGGGCGTATCAGTTTGTGCGGCATGACATCGCGCGCTGACAACGGCAGTCGCGATAGCTTCCCTGCAGTCAGATCAACCCAACTGGATAGGAGTCCAAAATGCAGGCAGCAACAGCACAGGTGATGTGGCTTCGGCAGTACCTTCAGCACAACGGGCCGACACGCGCCACCGACGTCAAGGCGGCCGGCCTCGACGCAGGGTTCAGTGAGCAGCAGATCAACCGCGCCGCGACGCAACTGGAAGTGCACCGGCAGCGTTCCAACAGCATGCCGTCCTATTCGACATGGTCCCTGCCGAACGCCGGGCAGCGGCTCAACGGCGACGCACGCAAAGAAGCACTCACCCTCGCCAACGCGGGGCACCACGACCTGAGTGTGGTGCTGGCACGCACCTACACGAGCCGCCCGCGGGGACACGACGCAACGCTGGCCGCCGCGGGACTGCGCAAGTTCGCAGACCTCATCATGGAGCAGTCCGCCAACCTCGACCTCAACATCGACGAGTAACGCGCCAGGCGCACCGCTGCGAGCCCGTCCGGTCACCACGCCGGCCGGGCTCGTTTGCGTTCGGGCTGACTGCAGTTGACTCACCCGGAGCAGCGAGCGACCCGACACCGACCGACAGACAAGTCGGTGTGAGCGGACTGCAGTGCGGTCGACGCTGGGGCGGCGCAGCAATTCGGTTGCACTGCAGTCGAGTCGGTGCGGCCACGGGCAGGCGTTCGGGTCGACTGCAGTCAGGTCAGAGAGTGACCCCCTCGCGCGTAGCATCTTTAAGTGGCCCGAGCAGTTGTATTAGTTGAACTAGCCTCGCGTACGCGCGCGTACGTAATTATTTCTGATTGAACTAACTAAAAAGAGAAGAGAACCTGCTTAGGTCTGTGTATGGGTATACGCGCGCAAGGTGACCCGACTGGCTGACCCGACTGGCAGCCAGCTCGCACCGCCACACGGTGGCCCCACAACACGACGGCCCCGACATCCCGCAGCAGACACCTCCCCGCAGTCGTCGAAAACCGCACGCCGGCCCCGACACGAGGCGTGTATCAAACGCGCGGCATGACCGTTTCCGATGTGGCATGCGAACGCTTAGACTCACAAACGCAACAGCACAACTGTGCCCAAAACACGGCGCCACGCTCACAAAGCGGGCGCCGTTCGGCATTTCACGGCACACCGCGCAGCGACGGCCGGCATGGATCACCACGCCGAACCACGCGCCGGCAGTACCGTTCCCAAACATTGCCCGCCGCGGTGGTCCCGACACTGGCAGTAGTGCCAACCGCGGTTAGCGTTGCAGCACTTGCCTCGTGGCTGGTCACCCGCAGGCAGCGCTCACGAACACGCGCGACACGTCGAGCGACACCGCGGCGGGCAACACACTCACCCACCCACCCGGGCGGCATGGGGGTCGATGGGGGTGTCAACCAGGGGGTGCCTTGGGGGATACCTAGCCGGCCCCCCAAGACGGCATGAGCGGAGGCACACATGGCCGGCCACGAACACAGCCACAGTGACGACGTCGACGCGATCGAGGTACCCGAAAGCGACATCACGCTAGACGTCCTCGCAGGCACCCAGCAGGACACCACGCAGGCGCCACGCATCAAAGGCTCATGCAGTAACCCCAACTGGACACCGACCGCGTACGAGCCATACAGGCCATGACAGTCACGCGCAGCACAGCGCGTCGCGACCGGTTCCGCCGGCAGATCAAACGAGGCGCCAACGGCAACCCACCACGCCCCGACTGCCACAGATGCGGCGAACCGATCGACTACGAAGCGCACCACCTCGACCCGCACAGCTTCCAGATCGACCACATCACACCACTCAGCCGAGGCGGCACAGACACACTCGACAACGTCGCAGCCTGCCACCGCAAATGCAACCGCGACAAAGGCGACAAGCTCGAAGCCGAACTATCCGGCTCCGTCACCTTCATCACCTCCCGCGAATGGAAGCCATAACCCGGCCCACCACGCGACACCAAACCAGCCGGCCCACCAGCCCGCGACCCACCAGACAGCCAGCATGTTTGCTGGTGCCACCCCGGGGACGTACCCCAGCAAACACGTCACGCGCCCCTCAGTGGCAT